CTGAGTTGAACACAATGTCAGTCGGCGAGAACGATGCAGTTGCTGGGTTCAACGGAGTCACGGTCGAACCGTTGACTTTCCATGCGACCAAGGAGATCGGGCTGTCGAATGCACCACCGGCCATGACCGAGGTGAAGTCGACCGTGCCGCTGGTTGCTGTGATTGCGAGCTTCTTGCGTACGACAACGGTCATCGTACCTGCGTCGAACTCGTCGCGTAGGGTCTTGATGTTGTCACGGTCGAGACGGTAGATCAGCGCCGTCTGGTTGGCATTGTAGAGTTCTGGAACCGTGGTGATCGGATCGTTCACCGACTTGGTGTAGAATGACTGGCCGGTAACGACGAAGCCCTTGGCCTGTGAGAAGGTGTGCGAGGTGTTGATTGTCAGATCATAGATGTAGTATCTGAAGACGGCAGTCGATCCAATCGTGCCGCTGACATACTCGACGTCAGAGACCTTGAACGAACCGATGACAGAACCGGTCGCAGCCGATGAGGTCGGGTAACCATCATAGATTTGAACCGTTGCGCCGCCGAGCATCGCAGCCTGTGCAGCCGGATTCGGCCAGACGCCCGTGAGTGGGTTGCCTAGGACATAAGTACGGCCCGAGAAGTGCTTCGTGAAGCCTGTGAGGTGCTTGTCGTCGCGAGCCTTGTCGAACTGGATCGGGGTGTCAGAGATGGTCTCGACACGGTAGCCCTTGACATATGCGACGGACGGTGTGACCAAGGCCATCAACTTGTCCGGATCACCGCTCAACGAGTAGCCGAGTGGGTCGGTAGAAGAGGACTTCTGTGCATTCAAGAAGCTGAGCTTGAATGGGCGAACAGTGTAGTCACCGTTGGTTTCGAATGTGCGCTTTGCCAACGTGTCCATGATGTCGGCATATTCGGAGTCGGTCTTGAGGAACTCAAGGATCATGCCTTCGCCGAAACGAGCGACTGTGATGAAGTTCTCACCATCGTCGAAGTCATAGGCGCGCTTCGCGAGGATTAGTTCGACCTTGTAGCGGTCTGCACCAGGTGCCGTGCTGTTTGGGTAACCAAGGGACGGATCGAGCAACGAGTTGTCCTCTTCCCACGAGACATAGCTCTGAACGAAGTCGAGACCAACCTTGCATGGGACGAAGTTCGTGATGTTGCCATCGTTGTCCGTGACGAGGTACTTGCTGACGATCAGGTCTTGCTGGTTGACATTGAGGAACATACCTTCGAAGTAGAAGATACCTGCAGAGATCGTGAACAGCTGACCGCGACCGAGAGGTGCGATTGTGTCAGATAGACCAGAACCCGGGCAGCTCGGGCAACGGATTGTCGCCTCGAATACCACGAAAGAATTCTCATCGAGGAACTGGATGACTTCACCCGGGATGAACTTCGAGGTAGAGCCGTCGATAGCCGTTCCGGTATAGACGACATACAAGGTCGCAGGATCAGTGTCCTCAACATTGACAGCCTTGACGAGTGTAGCCTTGACACCTGAAGTGACACCTACGAGCTGTGTTCCAACCGGGAACTGTTCGACGTCGAGATCACCCAGCAAGCGCACATAGTCTTTCGACTGGATGCTGCTCGCGGCATTGCTGACACGTGAACCGTTCTTGAAGATATGATTGCCGAAGCTCTCAATCTGGTTCTGGAGAATGCTCTGAGTCTGATTGAGTTCGCGAGCCTGAACAGGACGTCCAGGGCGATACATTACCTTCAGATAATTCTTCGATTTGTCGAAGTCATCAAAGTACGGCTCTACGTTATGATTGAAACGTGCCATCTAATTCCCTTACAGAGTGAACGAGATCTTTAGGATCTCTTCTTGAGCGGAAGTGTGTACAACCGAGACAATGTTGTTGATATACAAGACATTACCAGAGCCACTCGAGTATTTATTAAGGCTTCCGGGGCTCGAATAGCTCGGATGAGCTGGTCCGATGTAAATTGCTGCATTCGAGGTGCTACCAGTGAACGGTAGGACGTTCGAGATCAACGAAAGCTGACGGAAGTCATTGTTCGGAGATACGACCGGAACATAAGCACCTAGGCTGGTTGCCAGAGTCTTCGATAGCAAGACCTGACCAGCGCCGAGTTCTTCGATCAGATTCGAACCATGTCCACCCAACGGAGCCAAGACAGCTCGTGCCAATGCACCCTTGGTGCCCGGGATCACGAAGGCCTTGGCCCATGTGTATCCGGTACCACCTGTCATGTTCGCTACGCCTGTGACCACGCCGCCAGAAACTGTGACCGCGCCTGCTGCACCACCTGTACCGTCGCCAATCAAGAGGACGATCGCGCCGTTGGTATTGGCATAGCCCGATCCACCTACATCGACTGTGTACGAGGAGATTGCACCAGAAGTGATGTTGACAGTCACCAATGCACCTGTGCCTGTTGCGCCACTCTTGTATGCGATACCATAGGCGTCCGAGTAGTTCGTACCGAGAGCGGCCGCGAACATATCAGTAACCGTGACGGCGGTTGAGACGGTATTGGTTCTGACTGCAGCCTGTGCACCCGAGCCATCGCCCACGACGGAAGTCACAATCGTGTCAGAGGTCGTGAATGTTGCAGCCGAGGTCACGACATTTGAGAATGTCGAAATTGACCCAGCCTGTGCCAGTCCAGACAGAGCTGGGAGCGGATAGAAATTCGTGGTCGTGAAACGCGTCGAATCTTGGCTAGCAATGGTGCCGATATACAACCAAACATAACCATCTGCGAGCTCAGCAATCGAAGCGCTTGTACCAGACGGTTGAACGGTCGAGGTTGCGCCATTGTTATTATCCAAACACTTGTATACGAATGAACCACCGACCACGACATAGTTCGGAGTCGGATAACTCGTCTGATCAACGGACGGATCGTACTGTGAGTAGATCGTTCCGGTCGTCCAGACATTCTTGATCATGCCGAGGCGGATGTCGTTGGCGCTGAGTTGCAAGAGATAGAGCAGATCGCCCTTCACTGTCTTCTGTGAGAGTGGATCGAGAGACGGGCTCGGCGGGCTACCTTCGTTCGACCACGCGGTCGTCTTGCCAACGCCCAGGTAAAGGTTGTTCGTGAAGTCGGTGGTCGAATAGGTTCCGAGCGCAAGCCAGGTCACCGTTCCATCCACACTCGTTCCGGTCACTGCCGTCGGACCTGCACCCGTACCAGTCGTACCGGCAACCGATGCGACATACAGTTTGCCACCGTTGGTAACATGGGTTCCCTGCGTGTATGCGGTGCTTGCCTTACGCGAGACTGGTCTGATAGAACTCAAAGAGTCCTTGATCAAAGCGGCCAGGAAGGGTTTAGCAGATGTTACAAATGATGCGGTCATTCTTATGATCTCGGGTTATGCTATCTGGAATTCGAGTGCTAGGGCCAACGTCAATGTGGATTCATAAATCTTAGAAATCTGATTGCTGAGTTCTGAATCGCCGGGTAGAAGGTTGAAGTTGAGGTCGTCTTGAAGCTCGAACGAACTGATTCGGATGTAACCTGCTGGGTGAATCCACTCATCCAGGAACTTTTCATACTCACTGGCCGGTTTCTGAGAAACAACGGTATAGGAGAACTGCTGATATTTATCACTGTCAATCAGCGTACTATTTTCCTCGAGGAAACCCCTACGATTAGCCCAATCACTGATAGACCAGATTGGTTGTGGGACGATCGTCAGTTCTGCACCGGAACCTGTAGCACTCGAAACGTCTGCAATAGCAATGGTGAAATCTACAAACGGAGCATCGAAACTGATCCTACGAACAGAGCCGATCTCTGTGCTGGTCGCTGCAATCACTGCGCCTGTGCCACCTGTTGACTTGACGGAGATGAGTGGAAGCTGGGTGTAGTTGTATCCCTTCGACTGAATTTGGTAACCAGTGATTCCGCCACTGAGATTGATGGTTGTCACGTATGCAGTGAAGCCAAAGCCAGACTCGATGGAAGCTGAGATTCTGTCGCCGATTGCATATCCCGTGCCAAGTGTCGTGATGTTTAGACCGTCGACACCGCCGCGACTGAGTGAGTCGATGCGTACAGAGCCATAGAGCTTGGTTCCATTGATGCCGATCGTATCGGTGGGCGCATAACCCGAACCACCGTCGTCGATCTCGATAGCCACAGATGGCTTGAGTGTTTCAACGACTTCGATACCTTTGCAGGCAATCGTGAGCTGTTCACCATTCAAGAAGGCTGAGGTTGGTTCGAGTATTTCGATTTTGAAGTAGGTCTGACCTTGACCGAATACGATCTGGATGTCTTCGATGAACGCAGTAGTTCCACTCACGCCACCTGTGACGGTTCCGCCAGCGTGGATGATGTTCGCCGCAATAGCGTTGAAATCATCTGTGTCAAGTGAGGTCGCCGTCGAGAACATGAAGAACCGCTTGCCATATTCTGCATAGGACGGGATCAGCATCTCGTCACGTGGATAACGAATCTCGACTTCGCCGTCCTTACCATACAAGATCTTGAACAGAGTCTTCAACGAACCCTCAGAGCCGCGAGACATGTAGAAGTCACGGAGCACATGCACCAAGAGCTTCTTGTCGATTGCGAGTGGTTGGTTGTAGACGAATCCGAGATCGACCAAGATGGCATCGATATATGGTTCGACCTGTAGAGTGACTTCGTTGTTCGAACGCCAGTCTTCAAGGATGCGCAGGAAGTTCTCGTCCTGTTCAAGCCAGGTCAAGTAGTCTCGAATGAACTGTTCAAAGTTCGGGTACAGATCCTTGACAAACTCAGGAAGTCTGTTTGCGAGAATAGGTACCAGGGTTGATTGGATCACAGGACCGTTACCTTAGACGAGGCGATGCGAACGATATTGTTCAGGTACGTGTTGACATCTGGGTTGACAGGTACGCCATTGAACACGAGTTGGCCGGTTGTTCCGGTTTCGTATCCTGCGACCTTTGCGAATTGTGGCAGATTGTAGGTCACTGCACCCGTCTCATAGTCCACTTTGCCAGCAGCGACCAGAGCCTGGCCGTTCGCCTTGTTCACGAGGTTCAAGAGGCCTTGTCCATTGTCCTTGATGTTCGCAACAAAGGTCGAGTAGACAATGTCAGCGCTGGCGACCGTGCTAGGCACGAGTGCATTGCCGAATCGAACTGTCTGGGCAGAGGTTGATCCGTGGATCTGGGTAATCGTCTTGCCGAGAACCTTTCTCGAATACATTGAGACGAACGCTGGGTCTTGGCTTCGGATATCTGACAAGAGCTCGACGTCCGAGAGGAATGTGTTGAACTTCGAAAGTGTATCTGAGTTGTATGCGTCGATGGCCGCCTGGACAACGTTCACCAATTCAGGAACCGTACGTGCCGTCTTGCGTAGATCGAATTTGCAGAGAATGGTCAGGTTGACGTCGATGAAGTCTGGATCGACAAACACAACATCAGCACCGATGGCACCGAATTTCTTGACGATCGTCTGTCTGATCTCTTCGCGCGCGAGAGCGGTGAGACGGTTCGAGTTGCGTGGCTTGATGCTCAGATAGGTCTTACCATAATCACGCGGTACGTTGTCTTCTCCACCCCAGACATTCAGGCTGTCGATATTACGGTACTCATCCAAGAGAATCGTGCGATAGTCGTCTGGTGTGATGAGACGGTCCTGGCGGCGATAGCTGTTCGGGATTGCAAAGCGTAGTTCGTCTGCCGTCTGTGGTTCTGCACCGCCAGACGCGGTGGCCAGAGTGACGACCTCGGTGTTCACGAAGCCTGCCAAAGAACCGGTGATAGGCGTGTTGAACGTGAATGACTTGGCGCCATCGCCGGACTCACCATTGGTCGAGACATACGTGACTTCGATCGCGTTGCCAGTCTGTGGTTGTACACCGAACACGTCGTTACCAAAGAACACTTGGTAGTTGCCGAACTCATCGGTTGTCACGAAATAGACTTTCGAATTGGCGTCGAGATCAGAGATGTTCTTGGCGAGAATGTATTCAGAGAAGCTGGTCGAAGTTGAATTCTCGCGGACACGAACACGGATGGTGTCGATGTCAATGGACGGGTCTTTGATAATGAATCGCTGATTGATGATCGATGAATCGACCACGAAGTTCCATGTGCGGATCACGCCCTCTAGGACGACGATCGGATCCGACGTATAAGTGACAGCCGATCCGACCAACGTTCTTGATGTGATCAGAGAACCGTCGACGACTGTGAACACACGGCTGTCTTGTGTTGAGTTCGTAGCCGAGAAGGTCTGGCCACGTTCGAGCTGGAAGGTCTTGGTAGCAGGTTCGCTGCTCGTATCGGTGAACACCTTGAGGCGAACTTCGGCCTTGGATGCACGACGACCTTTGGGCACATAGCCTGTCTTCTTGGCATGCGAGAGTTGAGCCTGGCGAGTGTGAGCCGAGTCAACGAATGATTCGTCCAAGAGCATCTTGACAAAGAAGCCAAGGTAGTGTGTCTGGTACGACATGAGATTGACGATCGTACCAATGCCAGAGGCCTCAAAATTATAATCCTTATAACGCTCGTTTCCCTTCAAGAAGTCCTTGAAGTTCTGCTTGATGACGTCAAACTGGAGTGATTGAATTGGGAGATTACGCATTTGCTAATACCTTACAATTGTCGAAATGCCAACGGGACAAGGCTCGAGACCCTCCAGAAACATTACAATGTGGACATGTCACTATCAACTGCCTGATGCCTAGATGTGTTTGGCTAATCTTGATTCGAGTTTCTACAGAATTTCTTCTACCCATATGAGCCTCAGACAAATTATGTCTATGTTCTATAGAATGTGATCTACCTTTTCGAGTTCTAGACATCTTCAGTCTTGTTGCATCTGAAATCGGAGGAAACACCTTGCCTTTCATAGCGATTGACATTTTCATTCTGGTTTCGATAGATGGTGGTCCACGCTTCTTGCCTAGCTTGGCAACGCTCATCATCTTCCGCGATTTCGTTGAGAACTGCGAAGGACCATGGAATTTAATACCGTCATACTTATTCAGCCAGCGATCACTCAATACAGCGTTCACTCTCTGAATGAATCTCGTCTCGTATCTCTTTGCCTCGGTTTTGGTTTCAAAGAGTCTATGCACTCGTACAACATCTGGCTCACCGTGTAGAGCTCTGAAATCCTTGACGTGTTGTGAAGAGGTAGGATACACGTTCCAGAGATCGTTAGAGGGTGCCATCTTGTTACCTGCACGATAACCATAGTACCACACATCCAATGTGCGCCACCCTATGAGATACGTGTAGCAGTATTGGCCGAACCTGTTCAACGGACACGCTCCACTACTAGATCGAACGTCTGGTCACCATTGAGCGACCTGACAGAATATGTGACTTCGATGTTCCACGCGCGACCCTCGTTGACCGGAGTCACTGTGAGTTCGCGCAGAACAATTCGTGGCTCGAGCTTCTTGATGATCCACGATAGATCGGTTTGGACGGCGGCACGGATGATGGGCGAATCGGTCTCGAACAAGTAGCGCTTCATGTTCGACTTGTATGTGCGGAACGGGATATCGAAAGGGTTGATCTTGAAGAGATGAATGATCGTTCGCTTCAAGGCCTCTTGATTCACTCGCGTCGGTAGATCACCTGTCAATGGATGAGCTACGAACGACAGATCGATGTCAGTGTAGATCGGATTCTCTTTCATCCTGCCCACACTGTCATTGCGCCGGTCATCATGACAGAGCCGCAATTGGCTAGATCAGAAACCCGCATTAGTGGTCTACCGTTTACAAACACTGTACTTGATCCTTTGGCCGAAACGCTTGGGTGACAGCCGTAGCAGCAATGCGATACGATTTTGTCACCGACTCGGTGTGCTGGCTTTGACTCGATGAAGACATTGTGCGAACCCTGTATGAGTTTCTGGGGCGGCCAGCAACCGTGTCCCATCGTCATATCAAACATTCTGCAGGCAGCCATTCCCATCTTGTATTTAAGTCAGACTTTTCAACAACCAGGTGGATCAACATCACAGAAAAGTGTCTGTGTGAGGCCCCTGAGGGTCTCTAGCAGGCAGTCTGTGGTGACAGTGACACTCGAAACGGTAGGCAAGATCAGTTTCGCGGGCGGAGGTGGCGGGCACGGGCAGAGCTCAGCCGGAAGCTGTATCGGAACGAAGTCCTGGACAACGTCGCACGGTGGGCAGAGTGTATTAGGCAAAGTTGACACTGACGTTCACTCCGTCTCGATTCGCGAATCGCATTGGTAGAATCTGATTTTCATACGAGCGCCACTTCTCAAGTAATTGGGCCATATCATTCGGGTTGGCTGTGTCTTCTGCGCGAACCGTTGCCAGCTGGAGGAAGTTCTGGAACGCGGTCGCCGCCACGAACTGTCGAGCCTTCTGTTCTTCGGTGAGGTCACTTGTGGATTTACCAGCCTTGGTTCTGAGAAGATTGAAAGCCGCCGAATTGGCCAGATCGTTCTTGAACTTCTCGATCAGTGGATTGATGAAAGTCGTGTCTTTGTTCGTCTCGTACCAGTCAATGAATCCCTCCGCAGGGCAGGTGCAGAGATCGAGTGGAATCGGGATCAGCTCAATTGTTGTCGTCTGTCCAGAGTCGCCGCATGGGAGGCAAGGCGTTTCGATTGGCTGTGGAACGAAAGCCGGCATGCCTTCGGTGTCTTTGCACGGCACACAGAGATTCGGTGGCAGCTTGACAGGATCCTCGACGACTCGAACCTCAACGACATTGACGAATGGAACCTTCTTGAGGAACGCATCTTGGTCGAGCGACCAGTTGTTGTGGACGCGGATGCAGAACCATTCGAAGTCTTCAATTTCGATGACATCTGCCAACCAGCAACGCAGTTCGAATCTCCATTCACGACCCCATGGCCACGTGGTTCCATCTTCCTCTGTGTACCACCAGTTCATAGATGGACTGAGTGGATCAGGAACGCAGTCGAGGTTCGGAAGCCAGCCACGGATGGATCCGAGGTTCGTGATGCTGATGCCTGGTGGGAACTCTCCGTCGACTTTCTCGAAGTAAATTGTCTGGTGACAGATTCGCGGTGGCTTCGGAACCACGAGAACCGATACAGTACCTTGTTCACCCACGAACACAGGCGACGGTTGGAAGACCGGAAGCTGTGGGAATCCTGTGAATAGAGCGATGAAGTTTCCGGTCGCGTTGCCAGTATTCGAATGGAAGCAAAAGATGTAGTTGCCAGCCGAGAGATCGATGCTCGTGGTAACGATAGAAGATGTACAATTGGCCGATCCGACAAAGGTAGCTGTCGAGCCATTCCATGAGTAGACAGCGAGTGTGATGTTCGGACTGAACGACGAGATATTGAATGTAATCGACACCGTCTGGAACAACGGAGACGACAAACGGAAGAGCTGATTGACGCTCGATGTGAGACTGAGGCCAAAGGTAGTGCTCGGGACGATCTCTGTGAGAGAACTGTACGAACCCATTCCTGCGATTGATGTGAGGCAAGTAGTCATTAGAAGCAGTGCGCCAGGACGCTATGCTCGAAGTAGTCGAGCTCCACCGGAACCGGGTTGAATTTGCTGTAGTCGAGATAGCCTTCTGGTGTCGTCGGGACGAACTCGTTGTCGAGGCAACCAGATTCAAGGAATTCTACATTGTAGTCCAATGTCAATTTAGTCACGGTGCAGAAGGCACCATCATACGCGAAGTATCTGTCTGGTGCGAATTCGAAGTACGTTGCTGCGCCATCGTAGGCCTTCGGATCGAACTCTGGATTGCTGACACGCATGAACGGACCATCATAGGCATTCAGGTGCCAGATGTCAACCGGCTCCGGAACGAACAGGTTGCAATACATGTACGGACCGTCATAGGACGGAAGGAAGAATCCATAATGAGCCGAGAGATAGCAGTCGATTCGAGCACCGTCATAGACTTTGTATACGATTCCGCATTCTGGATATGTATAGAGGAACTCGATGTCTGCGTGGTCGCCGTCCGGGATGAAGTTACCCGGGCAGAGCTTGATGTTCGTGTAGTCGACAACCATGCATTCGAGCGTCGCATTGGTGCCGACATAGAATGGTGCAACCTGTAGGACGATCTGATCGACGATCGACATACTTGGGCCGTCGAAGGCACCGACCGGATGCAAGACAGGTAGAGTCTTGAGGTCGACTCGGATTTCACATTCGAGACCGCAACCCCAATACCTAGCATGAGCAGGCGGACCACCCGCCAATTCGATATTCGCGTGACCGTTGAACCATGGATCCACGACGATGTCATAGTCGAGATCCATGGAGCGGAAGCCAATCTCATCAGAGTAGAACTCTTCACCAGCATAGAACGGACGTGGGTAGAAGAACACTGCTTCTGGGTGGTGGAGGACCAGAGTGAGATACGGACCATCATAGACATTCAGTATGCCAAAGTTCTGTGGGTGGTTGACTGTGAGTGCCGGACTGAACGCGACGCCGTCGAACGCAAAGGTCTCACCGAACACCGGATCGAGTCTGAGGTCGATCGAGATAGCGACGCCATCATAGACGTCAGCTCTGATTGCCGGGAGGACGTAAAGATCAACAACCGTGCTGTCGACGCCGTCATATGCGTTGATGGTTCCGAGTGGGTGCGAGACAGTGATGTCGGCCGTTGCATAGGCGCCATCTTTGTTCGGGACGATGCCGAGATTGTTGCCGACGATCATGTCGACAGTGATTGCAATGCCGTCCTTGACGAACGCAGTCGGCAGCGTTCTGTTCGGTAGGGTCAGGTTGATCGAGATGTCTTCGCCGACGAACTGTGAGCAGACGAACGAGACTCGAGTATACAGGTTCGCCTGACAGAACTCGCCTACCTGGTGTGCATTTGGTACAAGGACATCTGCCTGGGCAAAGTGGATGAACTCGTGGCCATCGCAGGAAGCAAGGTTGTCGACGGTGATATTGTTTGCAGAACTGTTCGCGCCATTGTCGAAGTGCCATATCGGCAAGACGTCGGACGGATAATTCAGCGAAGTTTCGGCGTCGTAGAGCAGTGCATCGTTGTGCCAGACCTCGACAGCCGCCTTTCCGTCGAGCGCCTTCTTCAGAGTGACATTGATTGGCAGACCGTCGAATAGGTCGACGCCGGTCGCTGTGATGCTCGTATCAGAAGATGTCGTTCCGTCCGATACACGAAGGGTGATGGCCGAGCCAGGCGTCTTCGGAAGTGCAAGGGCAATGTATGGCGGGTTCGATGTTACAAGAGCGGCACCGAACGGGTTACGACCAGGATCCGTCGACGTTGTGGTCGTTATGCTTGCCGGGTTGTTCGTGAAGAAGTGAGCAAACGCATACGGCGAGAACGTAGTCGAGTTATCAGAGACCAGTGTTCCGTTGGCAACCTGTGTCCATGTGATCGAGACAGGCTTGTCGTAGGTCGTCGTGACGCCAGTGCTTAGGTTGTCACCATAGGTCGCATCGCCAGACGTCTTGAGTACAAAGCCAGTCGGTGGGCTGACAGTGGTCGCGTTACCTGCCGACGAGACATGCGAGAACTGATCGAAACTGACACCTGCGCAAGCCGAGCCTGTTGCAGCACCATCATAGGCACGACAGAAGAATGTCTCGTGCAGGACGGCCGTCGAATCAACGCCGTCATAGGCTTTGAAGAGAAGATTGAGTTCGAGTACCTGAACAGTTGTATATGCACCATCCGCGAACGGGTCGAAGTTGGTGAATACGTATGTGTAGAGCCCAGCCGTCGTATATTCACCGACCGGCATGAACACTCTGATCGACGTGAGCAGGATGACATCAAGAGCGATGCCATCATAGACATTGATGAATCCGTCGAAGTTGGTCGGAGGGATGAAGATCGACGAACAGGTGAATACGATAGCCGCGTCGTTACCTGAGCGCGGAGCCCAGGTGGTATCGAGACGGATGGGAACATTGTTACCAGGACGGAAGACCCAGTAGCAATTGACTTCCTGGTGCGCTATTCCAGGATAGCCCACTAGGGATTGTTGCCATCCTAGTGGACTAAGAATCATGAATTATCCTTGAAGGTCAAAGGGCGCGGGCTTGATAGATCCCAAAGTATTTAGGTCGGTTTACAAGTGGAAGATTTTGTTCGTTCCGTTGCTCCAATTCACATTGATGTCAGAGCCATCGGGCGAGAGTGGGAGAGTTGCAGCCTGGTCGATCAAGGCAATCAGCGGTGAGGTCGACTCTGTTCCTGTATCCTTGTAGATCAGAACGTACTCAATGTTCACACCAGTCACGGCCGTGAAGGTCACGTCGTTGGCGTCGGCTGCTCCACCTGTTGTAGTCTTTCCGGATAGAGTGACAGGACCAGCCACGCGAGCACCCGAAGGAACATCACTCAAGTATTCGTCATTGGCAAGGTCAGGACCATAGACAGACTGGTCAACGAGATACACTTTGATGGTATCAGAGTTCCAGTTGATTGAACCCTCGAGGAATCTCTTGGAGGCCTTTGCATAGAGTTGGTTCATTGATACATCTCGGCGAAAGTCGGCGGCGTGAAAGTGGCAGTGTGTCTGCAGATGCCGTCAGTGAATCTGATACCAGTCATATAGGATGGCGTCGAGTACGTGTACACGCCCAGCATGAACACATTGGGATAGAGATCGTTGGCGACTGAGTATGTGGTGTAGCTCTGTTCGGTCTTCTTGACACCGTCGATGAAGATTCTGTATGTATTGTTCTGTCTTGACACCTCGACATGCTGCCAAGCGTCCATAGTCAAGGCATTGGCCGTACCAGAACCGGCAGGGTTTCCGCCGAACAAATAGATCCAAGATACATTCTGTTGTGGTGTGAGGAAATTCACCTGTGACGGTGATGTGTTCGGGTGAGTATAGAACAGGTAGTTACCGTTCTTGGCAGACTGCCAACCCGACTCATCGAAACAGATTTGATAACCTTGTGAGGCGCCTGGCGACGAAAGCGGATAGAGGTAGTACTCACAGGTGAAGTCTCTATCCATGACATTCGGGAAATTGCTGAATGTGTAGAAACTGTAGGCGTCACCACTGACACCGATTCTCAAAGAGTTGTTTCCGAATCCCGTTGGTGGTGTGACGACGTTCGACGCGGCAGCTGTTCCTGAGGTGTGTGCCATCTGCGTCTTCGACATGTCGTAGATGGCACCTGTATCGTCAATGCGAATCAAGGCAGTGACATACTTGAAAAACGGATCAGAACAATTCAGGGCCGTCCAGGTGTCCTCACCTACACCGAATGTAGCAACCAGTTTAGGAGATTCTTTCGAATTCAGTTGTATACCGAACTGGCCAGGGCGCTGTCCATTGAATGGTTCGTCGGCGACATTGATGACCATCTGTGCCTGGGCCCAAGGACGACGGCTACTCGAAACGCGTTTCTCCCAGAGACCTGCCGGATCTTGTGCAACGATGTCGAAGAGGCAAGTACGATCGAGATTCAAGAACTGATAGAAGCCAACGCCGTCTGCCGTTGTCTCGGCTACATGGTTCCTGTTCGCTGGATCGACGAGATAGACCTTGGCACCGGAGATGAATCCGCTGCTGTCTGTCACACTACCAGAGATGATTCCGTCACCCCAGTAGCTCTGACGCTTATCGCCAGTTCGACCTAGCCAGATTGCTTCACCTGTGGCATCACCAAAATCCGTGAGAAGCATATCAGCGCTATCGGCAACCCAAGATGTCTGACCACCTTGAGCCCAGACAGCTTCTTCGAAAGGTGGATTGGCGTCGGAGAGGTTGAATGATTTGGTTTGACTGGCCGTCCAAGGAGACGCAATCTGAAACAGGCCGAGCTCTGTCCAATTCTGTGACCAATCGAACGGATAATCATTTCGACACATCAGTAACCAATGATTCGGCGATTCCTTTACAGACGCCGAACCTTGGATGTCATAGGAGCCAACTGTAACGGCTGTTCCGAAATCGAACAGAACAAAGTAATCGGTCGCTGTATAGAAAGCACAGAATGTAGAACTGTCGGCGTCAAGGAGAGCTCGAGTTCCCGAACCAGAATCTACGCGATTCTCTGGACTGTAGGCCCTTGCATCAGCATACGAGATAGCTGTACCACTACCATCGCGGAGAGTGATTCCCTTGATGACACTTTGGGCACTGATGAGTGCATTGCCGAAGACATTGCGGAACCAAAAGCACCAGTATCTTGCTGTCTGTGTTGTCACAGGTCACTCCCACAAGAAAGCGACGCGACCCGCTGCACTGTTTCGTAGGTCAGCACCACTCGCACCAAAGATGAATTGTCTCGAGAAGTTGAACGTCGAGTGGTGTGGAAGAATCAAGAACTTCCTCTTCAAGCCAGGAATGGTTTCGATAGTAACGAGTTGGCCACCACCATAGCTAGAGTTGGCCAAGAAGCCGGCCATACAATCGAACGGTGTTGGACCCTTGTCGAAATTCCAATAGTTGATAGGGAACGCGATAGGCTTGCCACCATAGGTAGAGTCAGGTTGGTGAGTTGGAGTGCCACCTGTGGTCCAAGAACCTTCGTATTCGAGGCCAGGGACGTATGTCAACCAGATGTCACCAGAACTAGAAGCATCAGCGTTCCATGTTGTTGGTGCCGTGCTGTTTGTCATCGCCGGCGAATACCAGATCGTCTGTGACATCGATGTGAATGTGTGATCGTTTCCGTTGAACCAGCTACGCCTTGGATCGTAGATAACGAATCCCTTACCATCTGGTAGACCATCAGGACCGTGGGTTCTTTGAACCGCGAATGCAATTGTGCAACCCGCATAGTTCGTCGTGGCGAATTGATTGGTGTACGAAGCCACGGTTCCGCGACCAAGACTCTGGTAAAGGAAACCAAGGAATCCGACCGTCTTGTTGTGACTGATGTAATTGGTTCCTTGGTAGTAGTTCGGCCATGTTGGATCAGAACCAGCAGCCGTATCAGGCACAGTGTTTCCTGGGAACTTACTCTGGTAGCTCAGCGTTCCTGTCAGAGTTCCACTGCCGTTGGTAGCAGTTGAGAACTGAAGTTTGATGACGAGTGCACGCTGAACACCGTTCGATGTGCTGCGATCGTATCCGCAACCGTAATCCATTCGGAAGTAGATCGGCATCGTAGACTGCCATGAGTCATTGAACGCATAGATCTTGTATCCCAGATAGGTTGTGTTGGCGCCTGAACCTATGCTCGAGACGGCACTGATGTCTAGCTGGCCCGTGTCAGACGTATGCACGATTCCAGCAGCTATGAGCGAGGCATCGATGTCAGCAACCAAGAGCTTCCATGAGGTCAGATCACCGTGTAGATGCTTGCACGGTGGCAACCAAATTCTTTGAACGCTATCGTATGCCATTAGGGTAGATCCTCGTAAAATCCAGGCACCAACGGTCCATAGACTCGATAGCGCACATTGGCGTCTTGCTTGTTCATCGCGACCAAATCAATCAGTGAATTGTCATAGAGCAAGGCATTGTAGTAACCTGAATCTGGGTTGCTTGCTGTCTCTTGGGCAAGCTGACCAGTCCTGTGATTGTATAGTCTGATTGTCGCACCATACGGATTGCCCTGCAGCGTGACATTGCCTTGAATACGATAGATGCTCGAATAGGTGTTGCGCATCCGAATCTCGGCGTCGTCCAGGGCATAGTTGTAGATGACAAAGTTGCTCAAGAATCCGAACGTGTTTAGATTGCCTGGCATCATTCCCATGAAGAAGAACTGACCAGGCAGACCGGTTGAGACGAGTGGCGCGTCGATCACAGTGTGCAGAACGGCATCGACCCAGATATAGATCTTGTTTGCCTTTCTAACCAATGTCAAGTAGTGCCAGAGATTGTCGGTGAAGTTGTACAGGCCACCGGTGTCTGTGAGGACTCGAGTGCTCACCTGGTAGTCTGAATTGATCGAGAATTGAATCATGCCAGACTGGAACAGATTGTTTCGGCGATTCATCTCGACCAGGATGCCGTTCCATGGAAGGTCATCAGACTGTGACGAGAACAGAATCGAGCGATCGGCCGTAGAAATCTTGAACCAGGTCTCGACCGTGTAGTCGCCGCCTGGGTTGAAGATGGTCGACTCGCCACCGCAGTTGTTATAGGCGTGAACGACAGCCGTTCCGCCGTGGAAGTCTGTCGAAGAGCTGCCAATCGGAATCGTCGGGCCTGGCTGTTCACGAGTGAGCTTGCCGAGGCCACCTTGGTAGAGACCATTCAGACCACCCGGGATGGCATTCGACATTGTGAAGTCGAGTGACGTCTGGGCATCGCCCATCGGATAGAAGAATGCCGGCTGAGCTGCTAGGACGATATCGCGATACAACATCGTCTTTCTGTATAGGCGAGCGTTCTCGTCTGCCGTCAAGGCACGATCGATGATGAAGATCTGGTCAAACTCGACATTCGAGACACAACGGTTACTGAAGGCCGAATCGGTCGTCTCACTTGTTCCTGCGATTTCGATATTGTCGGTTGAAGACGAGTTGACATAGTCATCGACGTCAGTGAATGTCTGTGTAGCTCTGACATGTCCATTGACATACAGAGTGGCTTCCATGATCCAGGTTCCCTCGAGCGTCTGGTAGACATTCCAGGTGAACGTGATATGGTTGCGACGGTTGTAGAACCAACCTGGGAGACCCCAATCCATGTTCGTGCCATTCGGGAGCACCACACGGATGACACCGGTCGGACTTCCATAGGGTTCATACAAGAATATTCTGAACGACGAACCCTTGCGGATCATCGGGCTGATTCTGGTAGCTGTCCAGTTACCAGCAAGATTGAATTCAACCGAACGCCAGGCTGAGTCGGTGACCTCTTTATCGAACATCAATGAGACCGTGAACGATCCATTGTTTGCGTCGAAGTGGTGTTGGGCTTGGTGAGTGACCTGAACGAACGCTTGTGGCCAACGAGTGGTTGCTGCTGGCTGATAGCCGTACCAACCGAATGAGGTTGCATACTGTCCGGCTGGTTCGAGATTGACCAACGACTGAATTCCTGCACGATAGGCAGGATGCGCCGGGTCTTCATTCATTATCATTGTCGGGGCAGAGTAGCCCGACTCGTCGATCAGATCGCCGGAGTTGAATGTATGAGTCGTCGGATTGACAGAATCGCCGTCGAACGTCAGGAAGAAGACGGGATTGAGTGATTGGACAGTTTCTTTATAGCCAGGCATTCAGAGATCACCACATAGAGGAGAATGCGCCATATTGCAGACGCATTCTCTAACAAGAGTCTGGACAATGAAGTCGAGACTACGGATCAAGTAGCGCGGCTGACCTGGAACTGACCGATTTCGATACGCGGTGCACCGTCGCCGTTGTTCACGGTCTTGGCGGTCTGTAGAGCGGCGTAGTAGCAAAGGTTGCCAGAAGTCGACGCATCGAACAAGCCTGCGCCTACGATTGTGCCCCAGTTGCCGGTCGGTGCGTTCGGCCATACGATAGCCGAAGTGTTCGAGTAGACGCTGTAGTCACCCGACGGACCACCCCATGCCGACGCAGCGATATTCACTCGCTCGTATGCCGTGCCCGAGGTCGAAACTTCGGTTCCCGAGGTATTCGTGATGAGGTTCGGAGCCACAGTGAACAGGCCGACCCAAAAAGAGGACGGACGCGAATACGTCGGTGTGCCTTTCAAGAGCCAGGTCAAGAATGCTTCAAATTGAAAACGGGTTGCAGTTGTGCCTGCCATTGTCTAAATCTCCTTGGGTTACGTTGTTATTTATGGTGCCAGAAATTACTCGTTCAAATCAACTCGTGGCGCCAGAACTTTGAAGTGTGTATTCGATTTGATGTTGCAGGCTCCGTCTATGGCGAGTGAATAATCACCTGCGACAGCCAGAGTGTAGTCTCCAGAGACGATATCAGTGCGATTACCGTCAACGCGCAGAGCAAGATCGCCAGCAACGACAACCTTAGCATTACCGAGAATATTGACTTGAACTTCACCTTCCACATGAACCTTATGATCTCCCATCGTAATCGAATAATTGTCTTTCACTATCTTTGTCACTATCGTACCATCCGGAGCGACCTCTTGAAAGGTTCCGGTTGGGTGGTACCAAGCACGTCGTTCAGAGCCCGGCGTATTGTCGAACTCGTCAACGTGTCCACCTTCAGTGGCCTTGATGTCGTTGTATGGATACTTCGGTGCAGCTCTCGATGGTGCTTCGTTCCAGACATTGGACAACGCACCGGCCTTCAGTCCGTTGATGGTCGCTGCTGCGCTGCCGCCGAGGAATCTCGAAAGAGCCTTGAGCTGACCAATCGCACCAAGAAGCTGGCTGACAGAACTCAGAGCCTGCTGCAGACTATTGAAACTCAGAGTTGCAGACTTTAGGTTCTGTAGAGCATCGACTGCGGAGGTGAGATTGCCGATCTGTTGTGTGAACGGACCGAGGATGCCCGACGCAGCACCTTCAACACTCTGCTTGAAGCCGTCGATCTGTGAATGGAGGATGTTCTGGACGTCGAATTGGTCGGCCGAATTCGTGATGCTCTTGAGTCGTTCGGTCGTCTGCTGGATGGTCGCGACCTGTCCTTGAATGTTTCCGATCGTATTCTGGATCTGTGCCAAGGCACCTTCGGCTGTGATTGGACCCGACGCATTCGCAAGGATCGAACCCATGTTCGCCTGAATGTCAGACAGACTTGGGATCTGGAGACTCCCGGTCAAGGAACGAGCCGAGAGGACATTCGTGTCCATGAGCTTGGTTGCATCTGTGAGCTGCTGAGTCAACGAACTTGCGCTCATTGAGGAACCGTTCGGATCAGACGTCAAGAGATTGTCGATCTTGTCCTGGATGATCGTCTCGTCTAGTTGTTCACCTCGAACGAGTTTGTTCGTGTCTGGCTCTTCATCTGGCATACCAACCAACGTGCCCATGATCATAGGAACCTGGGCATTCTCGGAATCGAGGAAGAAACCGACGACGTGTGTGCCGACCTGCATACCGACCGGAGCCTGACCGATGCCCTTCTTGGACGCAGAGTTCGTAGGCAACATGACAGTGGCCCACGGCAGATCTTCTTTCGTGACCTCAGAAGTGTCTTGTGAGTGGTAGCCGAATACTCGAACCTTCACACGTCCTAGCTTGTTAGGATCCTCGCGATCCTCTACGACGCCGATGAACCAACAAAACTCACCAAATGAGAAATTATGCATGTTGTTTTCTCAATCTCTTGGTTTCTGAAATCTTTCTTTTGGTTTCGTCATTGTGGTGCTTTCCAAAGAAAGAATTGTTCACACCTTTACGCGTCTCGGACATCTGTTTACGTCTTTCCAGACTGAGGGATTTTCCAAAGAGTGTATTCTTAATCCCCGTTTTCGATAATGAAAGATTCTGTCTGTGCGTTAGAGAGAATGGTGGTTTCTTTTTCTGTGGGTGCGATTTTCCTGTATGAGATGCTGACATTTTTGCACGAGTTGCATCGCTCATCTGCCCACCACTTACCCAAACATACTGATTAAGAAACTGATTCGATTTGCCGGCATTCAACTTCATCAATGTTTGAATTTCGTGTTGATGAGCTTCATTACCATTCGGAAAAGTCTGGTCGATTTCTTTGAATTCAGGTTGACCATAGAATTCTATGAATTGCTTCACCAAAGGCGAAGATGTAAAATATTCAATCCAGAAATCTTCTTCTGGAGATTTACGATTAGCACATCTGTACCCATAGTACCACTTCCTCAAAGAGGGCCATCCTATAAGATATGTATATGCTAATTGATCATATCTATTCATGCTGCCACCTCGAGACGCTTCTTGACGCCTTCGATGTTGACCATGTATGCCTCGCGACCTACCATGTGTGTCATTGCAGTAATCAAGTAGTTGCCTCTGCGATGCTTATCGAAACGCTCGCCCGATTGTTCATCTTGTGATGGAAGATCGACGACGCAGTTCTTTCCAAACCACTCACAAGACTTGGCAGAGCCAGGAACCTGGAAGAGCAGCTTTTCTTGTTCGAACTTCTGGATGCTTGACTTTCGTGAACCGAACCAATCCGTGCTTGTGTCGAGATAGTTTGCGGTCGTGTTCATCTGTGTGTGCTTCGGAAGGAAACCAAAGGTCACATCTTCCGTGCCGGACATGAACTCGTCCACGGGCTGAACCTTCTTGTCGGCTGCGTTGTCGTCGCCGAACGTGAACACCTTCTCTTCCCACTTCTTGGTGAGAACGTCATACGTGAACAGCTTGTTCTTGTAGTAGCCAGACTTCAGGTTCATCAGGGCGTCGAAATGCTCGAACTGGTATTGCTCGATGAATGTGGTGCGATCGTGAATCGGCTCACCTGTCTGATTCGTGATGCTGTTCGGTGCGATCTGGAAGCGAATCTTGCAAGATTCGCTAGACGACGAATAGAGTTGTTCAAAGGATTTGAACGCGAACTTCCCATCGTGCTGCATGAAGAAGATGTAATCGGCTGCCTTGTCCTTCATCGCAACCTTGGTCAGCCATGCGAGCGTATCATATGGAGTCCAGGCCGGGACGACGATCGACATATTGTTGTCGGTCGGATGGACGTCGACCTGGCGATTCAGTTTCTCAGAAATGATGCTCGATGCAATCTCAGAGACCTTTGTGTTCTTGTAGGCCTTGCGAACGCGTTGTACCTCGTTGGCCAAGAAGGTTCTGTCAACAGCATAGACCGAATAGGTTTGCTGCTGCTGGCCTGTCATTTCCTTGTCGGCGATCTTGTGGATCACGAAGTTCCATTGCTTGTTGCCGTCACCGACCTCCGATCCGGTCTCGGTCTGGTACGCGAACGCGATTCGAAGTCCTGCACGAATCGGCAGGTTCATGAGCAGGTTGTTCGTGTCATTGAATCTGAAGATTGCAGTCGTGCATGGCGCAAAGATGTCTTGGTGAACGTTCACAGATAGGACGGCGTCCGAAACGTCCACACCCTCGATATTGATTAGCCACTTCTTGACATCGGCTATCTTGTTGCCACCAATCATGCTCGGTCCTCGAGCGCACGTTCAAAGAGTTCGACAAAGGTATCGATATAGCCAGGTCCAATCACTGTGATCTCGCGCTTCTTGTTGTTTGCGATCTGTGCATCTTCTAGAGCAGTTACGGGATGAACATTGTATGGGAGAGTTTCGTTGTTCTCGACCATATCGAAGAACAGCTTCGAGTCCACATCGTCGTAGTTCGAACCATCCGTGACATTCGTGAAGTAGATGACCTTGAACGGATCATCGTATCGGGCCGTCACCCATTCCTCGAGCGTCTCGTCTGACATTGGCCAGTCCACGAATGGATCGACCATTCCGTTGATGAGTAGTACGGTCCAGTAGTGATCTGGGTTCTTGTAGAGTGTATTGGCGACGACTTCTGGACCCGCACCAGCCGGAACGATGTACTGTTGGTAGACGTAGGACTTGTCGACATTCAAACTGCGCAGAACAACGGCAGTCAGGATGTTCATGGCGTCTTTCGAGTAGCCATCAAGCTGATAATTGATCGAACCGAATTTCTTGAAGAACATTAGTAGCTCTGCGATCCAGGTGAAGTGTTGATGTCGCCAGCCGTGACCAGTTCGATCTCTTGCCACTTCGTTGAGAGTGAGACTTCGAGAGGTGCACCTTCCGATGCGGCGAAGCCAATGTACTGACCTTGTGAGCCATATTCAACGTCAACGTCAACGAGTGCTGCGCGCTTCATTCTCGGGAGCCAACGATTGTCGCCGTGACCCCATTTGAATCTGATCTCACAGACATTCGGATAGCCGAAGAACGGAACGGCGTCGGTAGCACTTCCGCTGGACGAGGTGGTTGAGCTGATCACGTCGGTGTTGTATGTCGGCAACGAGGCCTTCCTGAAGGTCTTGACGATCTGGTCGATCAGCCGGGTTTCGGATTCGTTGCGGGCGATGAACTTGAAGTTGAACGAGAACGTCCGGAAGTCAACGCTCTTGAAGAGCATGGTCAGATATGGGTTGAAGGTTCTACCTGCAGCCGCACCAAGAATGCCTTCTGCCGATGCCTTGCCGCCGAACAGGTTGACAGTGTCAGCGAGGAGGTCTGCGCCGATATGAGCTGCACCAACCTGTAGACCTTGGGAAGCGATGTCAGAGATCTTGGATGTGATCTGTGAGAAGAAGTTTGTGTTGTCTTGCTGACCTGTCATCGTGTTCAAGATACCACGTTCGGCATCAACTGCCTTGGCGCCGACGAATCCCAACTGTTCAGCATCCCAACGAGTTGTGCCCGGTGACTTGACACGCTCTGGCATGTAGAGACCCACCTGGGCGCCGGGAGCCATTCCTTCCTTGGCCAGACCCGAACGACCCCACTCGAAGAACGTGAAGTGAGCCCAAGCCGGACTGTTCTCTGGCTGGCCGATATCTGGTGGATATTGGAGAATCGTGTCTGTCATCTAAATATCTATACCTATGAATTACATTGATATTTAAGGGCGAAAATCTTGGCTCGTAACTACAGGCAAGGCCGCTTCTATCCATCCAACCCAAAGAAGTACGTGGGCAACGTGAACGACATTGTCTTCCGTTCGTCCTGGGAACTGAAGATGTTTCACTGGTGTGATCTGAATCCCTCGGTCATTCACTGGAACTCTGAAGGCTGCGTCGTACCATACTTCTCGAAGATGGACAACAAGATGCGCCGCTACTTCGTTGACTTCATCGTCAAGATCAAGACGTCTTCCGGCGAAGTGAAGACGCTACTGATTGAGATCAAACCAGATGCCGAGACGCGTCCACCCAAGGCCCAGAGGAACACTCGAGCACAGATGGAACGCCTGTACACCTACCAGGTCAACCAAGACAAATGGGAAGCGGCGACCGAGTATGCCAAGAAGAACGGCATGGACTTCCGCGTGCTGACCGAATACGATATCGGCCTCAAGAAACGTCGATAAATACAAGATGCCGACTACAACTCCTACAATCGAAGACAAGCTCAAGAGATCCGGACCAGGAGACTCCAAGGCTTCGGTCAAATGGCTTTACTCAATGGCGCCGAAGCTGCGTTCTAGCACGGTCCCTGTCGAAGCCTTCAACGCCAGACTACAAACCAACGTGTTCATCGGTGGTATGTTCATCTATGGCTATGACCCGAAGACCAAAGACACTCTCCCTTGGTACGACACGCTTCCGGTGATCATCCCTATCAGCATCTATAACGATGGCTGGCTGGGAATGAACCTGCATTACCTTCCGCCGATGCTCAGGGCCAAGTTGCTCGACAAGCTCCTCTACTTCAAGAAGCGCGAGGGAACTCCGCGAGCATACATGAAGGTGAGTTATCAGTTCTTGAACGGCCTCGTCAAAGATCGCTGGTTTGGTCCGACGATTCACAGATATCTAGGAAACCATGTCGTCACTCGAATGCTCAGAGTCGATGACAAGTATTGGGAACAGGTTGCCATGTTGCCGCTACAGAAATTCATTGGTGCAACGTCTCGAGAGATCTGGAGTCAGACAAGATGAGTCAATTTCAAGATTTCATTCACCACTTCTCACAAGGTGTGATGAAAGTTGCCCGCTTCGAAGTGGAGTTCAATCCTCCGTTCACCGCGTCCAGCAAGACAATCAATATCAAATGTCACACCGCGACCTTCCCGGCTCGCATGATGCAGTCGGCCGAGTCGCGCACCAATACTGCCCCGCGTAGACATGCGAGCGGTTTTGCAAACGATCCGGTGACCTTCAGCTTCTATGCGAATGCCGGCGGTGACACGCGTCGCTGGTTTGAGACCTGGAACGAACGTTCGTTCAATGTGGCCACGATGTCAGCCGAGTACTATGCGAACTATGTCGGCTCAATCAAGATGTATTCTTTGGATGAAGCCGGTCAACGTCGATATGGCGTCGAGCTCTTGGAAGCCTGGCCGGCTTCGATTGGTTCGATGGACGTCTCGTATGGAAACTCAAACCATGCTCAGACTGTGACCGTGACAATGACTTACAAGAACTGGAATAACCTGAAAGTTGGCACCGGATTGTTTCCGAGTTAATTCTCGAACGCCATATAAATCAATGACTTACACCATGCTGGCTCGTTGGTGTTTCCTGTTAGGAATCAATGAGTTACAGTTTCATTCATCATGTTCTACATCTAAACGAAGGCCTAGACCCACATGGCTAAGAAAGTGCCGAAAAACTACAAGCCGTGGCTATTTCGTGGCGAGCCATTCGTCAGTGGAATGGAAACAGACCTGGTGGGATTCGTGTATGTCATTCGTGACACGAAGAACAATCGAGCGTATCTAGGCAAGAAGAGTTTCTTCCTCAAGAAAACCAAGGTCGTCAAAGGGATGAAGAAGCGCCAGAAGGTCAGTTCAAATTGGCCCGAGTACTTTGGTTCGAATGATGAGTTGGTCGCTCAACTAGAGCTGCACGGCGAGGAGTTCTTCGAGCGAGAGATCTTGCATCTCTGTCCATCTCTTGGAACCTTGAGCTACCTAGAGGCACGTGAGCAGTTCGAGCGGCGCGTCCTTGAGGACGACTACTGGTATAACTCGTGGATAATGATCCGCACACGACGCTCACACATCGGCAAGCTGGAAGGCGTTCAGTCAGGTTGTACTTCGACAGTAGGCGCACACCAATAGGTCGCCGTGTTTCTTGAACTCTCGAGAACCACATGAAACGCATTTGTTACGCATGACCGGACTGAAGGTCGGTGGCGGTACAGTGTTGGTGACGCGTCCATAGGTATCGACTGTCACGCTGACGTACGTACCAGAGAATGGGTTCATGTTCGATTACCTCTAGTTGCGAATGAGCTGATCGCCGTCGCCGGTTACTGTGAGAGGTTGAGTCAGCGACCACGGCTCCTTGCTGCCGAACTTGACAGCTAGATATTGCATCGCGTGATAGACATCGCCCTCGTGCTTATCGAGGTGTCTGGCTTGGAGAGCTCGAGCTTCGGCTGTCATACGCTGCCAATTCAACTGGCCTTCTGCCGGTGCTCGACGGTTCCAGATGTCGATCGCATCCTGAGCATACGTGTATCCGTGAACTCGATGTCCATCACGATCGCGCTGATAGATATCATGGAAGCCGTAGCAGACACCACTCTTCGTACATGTGACGAAGTATTCGTTTCCAACCAAGCGCAGTTTTGCCTGCGATCCACAGAATGGACACGGCAAGAGTTCGGGTAGTGGTGCGGCCTTCGGTATGTCACTCATGACGGTTCCTAGAATTGAGCGATGCGTTCGTCCAAGATACCTTGGTACGTGATCATCGCATTGAACTGGCGATTCAAGATGCCGAACCGGGAATCGTTCGAATCCATCTTGAATAGGAACCTGGCCAGCGCCTCGATCTTGTAGGTCAGATCTTTGCGTTCATCAAGAACGCGTTCTTGCCAGGTTGTCGCAGGCTTTTCTTGCGTACGACGTTCGACTTCATTTGCCATCAGCTGGCTCCTTCATCAGAAATTCTGGCATGTATGCCATGACACAGTGTTGATCGCGTGGGAGTCGAGCCTCACATTGCTTCTGTGAAATGTGCGCCTTCTGCACAATGGCCCGGTCGCCGGATATGAAACTGCCAGCTATCACGAGCCAGACACCTAGATTGACGCCAAGAATGAATGCGCCCCATCTGTCAAGTTTCATGATCTGATTCCTATATCGCGGAGGATGATGTCCTCCAGGTATCCGAGCTCACAGCGAGCACGGAATGCAAACCTGCGTTCCCAACTGTCGGTTGGATAGGTTTTCTCGATTTCGAAGATAGCCGTCATGGCAGCATACATCTTCTGGCGTCGGTCTTCAAGAATGGCGACGACTCGTTCGTCGCGCAGCTGTTCCTTTTCCGTAGCCAGCTCGTTCTGGATGCGCTCGATGAGATTTCCAGAACGGTCATACTCGGCGTCGCGCAGCACGTCGAAATCGTGTTCCTCTTCGGCAAGACACCGTGCGCATTTGGTGCCGATGTCACCGTTTGGATCCTCGTCAACATGACCCAATTCAACCTGACAGGTCATGCAATTTCCGTATTCGGATTTCATATGCCCTCTGCGATCGTCCGCATCGCACGCTCGGCAACTAGAGTACGTGCCACGGCGTGTGCGTTGTTGGCAGTGATGTCTTTCAAGATCTCTACCAGTTGCAAGAACTTGCCGTCCTTGTCGTGGTACTGGCCGATGTTCAAGAGCAGCGCCTCGTTGCAGAGTTCGAAGAGATTGTTCTGGACGAACTCTTGGGCCTTGGAGAGAGCTTCGGCCGGATCGAGTGCTTGGGCACGTCGCTCGGTGTCGCGCTTTTTGGTTTCTGCCATGAACTCGCTCATCGTCCGCGGCTCCACTCGTCTTCGTCACGGCCGACCATCACTTCGATCAGCTCTTTGGCCTGCATGGTTTCGGGATGGTCGATTGCCCAGACATCGCGGGCTTCGACCAAGAGACGATCGTAATCCATCTTCTGCAAGGTGGTACGATATTCCACATACGGCCTGTTCATGGCATTCTTCCTTAGGGAGACGAGGTCTTGCGGCTTCTTGCCGGGGAATGGGCGACCAGCGAAGTCATCGTAGGTCACGGGCCTTCTCCGTGGATGGAATACGCCACATCGTACCCGGCGTCATAGCCATCGTCGTAGCCGTCTTCGCGGCCCGCGTTGTATGCTTCCTCGGCGATTTCTCGGAAAGCTGCAACCATCACCGGAACCAATGCCGAGGTATCCGGAAACTTCTTAGCAAAGAACTCTTCAAAGGTCATTTCAATTCTCTTTGGTTAATTCCTACCACAGAAAGAGTATATGATAATGTATGTCACCTGTCAAGAGTTTCTTTGAAAAGATTTACTCGCCGCCACCTGAGTCACCACCGCCGGAATCACCGCCACTCGAACCACTGTCGCTTGACGTGTCGTTCGAAGAGTCGCTTGAGGATTCTTGAGATTCAGCCGGTTCCTCGGCAGGTGTGGCTGGCGCTGCTTCGACTTCCTCGCTGGCACCGTCGGTCATTTCATCTTGGACCAGTTCTGCTTGAGTGGCTTCGGGTAGTTCCTCAGTGGCCACTTCTTCCGTCTCTTCTTTCTCGACGGTCGTTGTGCCATCCTTACCACCATAGCCTGCGTCGCTCGGAAGTGATGGCGAACGTGTGAAGCTCAGTGAAGACATATCACTGGTTCGTGTCGGACTCGATGCAACATAGCAAGGGCAGGTGCTTGAACTGGGACTCGAGAACAAGATGTAGTACCAGAGCAGCGTGTTGTCGGTCGAGTTGGACACTTGACGAACATGGACTGTACTCGTCTCTGCGACCTGGTGATGCTGTTGGTCGGGCAGATGGCAACCCGAGAGACCGACGACCAATGCAACGGCGAGAATGGTGTGTAGACGCATGGTAGACCTCACTTGTGGATGGATTCAGAGTTTTCTAGTGCATCGCCCTTGACATGTAGATATTCGACGACAGCGATCACCAAGGTGCCGACGATGAATGTTCCATGGATGAGCAATTTCTTGACAATGACTTCCATCGGGACGTGTGCTGCCTCGACGAATGTCTGCAAGAGGTGGATGGATGAGACGCCGATGATTGACATCGACATCTTGACCTTGAGCATTCCGCTCGAGGCGTTCTCGCCTTGGTAGCCATGGTCCTTGGTGACGAACGAGTTGTATGATCCGGAGATGATCATCTTGACCAGATTCGCAATCATCACAACGTCGACGGCTTCGAGCACCACCAACATCATTGTCTCGGTGGTGATCTTGTCCAGCGAGAACATCGACAGCACCTGTCTCGCGAATGCGAATTCATACAGGCACAATACCAGGATCAAGCCGAAATAGAACGGAATCAGGAGCCATCGCGCGTTGAAGATAATCTCCTCAATCAGTGTCTTGACTTTGTTCCTCGGCGCCACGTTATGCTCGTCCATCGAAGTTCCTTAGACGCGGTTGGCTTTCCGAGACGCACGGGCGATCTTGTTGCGAACCCGAACTCGCCTCTGCTTCTTCAAGGCATGGATGCGACGCTGGGCCTTGACCAGTGATTTCTTTTCGAGCTGCCGAAGAAATGCCTTGATGCGCTCTTGCTGTTCGGGCGAAGGGATCTGCTCTTCGGGGACTTCGACGGTGTTCGGTTCACTCTGCATTTTCATCTTCCTCTTCACGGTTGACCAGATTGTAGTACTTGTAGAACAGTTCGGTTGACATGTGGATGAACTCCGCACCGCCTTCCGTCATACTCTCAAGGATTGTCACGGCATCGTTGTAGCCTTCGATGTCACGATTGTATAGATTCTGGAATTGGTACCAGGCATTATAGTAGTCTTCGTCGAAGTCTGTGTCTGGAGCATCGAAATTCTTCAGCGGTTCCATGAGATTCAGTTCTTCGCGCAGGACGAAGTCTTTGATCTTCGGAACCCAGAACTGCCACCACGAACGACCTTTATGCTCGCGTTCGTCATAGTGATCCTCGGCCGCCTCGAGGAATGTCTGTGACAGTTCCTTTGCGTTCTTGTCAAGGATCTCGATCGCCGCCAGCATCACTGGGACCAGACTCCTGGCGGCGAAGACACCAATGGCTCTATCTTTCATTAATCTTCCTCAGAGGGACTGAAATTTGGGTTGCCGACCGAACGCAACGACCACGACTTCAGGTAGTTCCGGCGGTAGATGTTCTTCAAGAGATCGTCGAGGTCATAATTCGGACCATGCGAGCAGAGCTTGAATACGAGCTTCTCGAGTTCGCCAGCACGTGCCTTGATGAAAGCCGCACGTTCACGACCCACTGGAAGACACATCGCTTCATTGGCAAGGGTTCGAGCTTCCTGTGAAAGCTGCCAGACAGCGTCCGAGACTTCGTGTTCGATAGTACAGACACGTTCGATGTCACCACCGATCTGGGCGATGTTGGACTTCAGGTCGTCGAGCTTGTCGTCGAGCGCCATTTCGGCAATGTCACGCTCACGGATATCGATCAGGCCGTGACGGTCGATGTACCATTGGGTCTTGACCTTGTAGCGGCTTCGGGTGGTGTAGATCACCCAACCCTCGACACCCTCGACAAGGGCAGCGTGCTCGAAGATGCTCTGGAGGTTCTCGAAGTCATTCAACGGAACCAACTCGAGTTCATGGAAGAATGCCTGGCTCTCAAGCCAATCGCGACTTGCATAGACGCCGTTGTTCAAGAAGCGCGCCGCGAGTAGGACGAACTTCGGCTCGGAGCCGTAGTCAAGAACGACCTTGTTGTCTGGGCAAGTGAACTCGAATATCGGGCAGATGCCCAACTGCCACATGAGATGGCAGAAGTTCTCGACGTTCTCCGGCATCGCCGCCTGTGCTTGCTTAGCAACGTCCGAAGTGAATGATTTCTTGGTCTTGAGGAAGACATCACCGTCGACAACCACTGGAGTGATCATCGAGCCGTCGCGCTTCTCTGCGACATAGAAGCCGTCGTACATGTCTTCCTGGACCATGTGCGGCTGAGTCTGGGCCTTTTCGCCGACGTTGAAGAATTTCTCGAACGGCAACGAAACGACTTCGCCGGTTTCGGTGTCGAAGGTCGTACCGCGGGATTCGAGACCCTCGCGGATCTTCCAGATGTCGTCGTTCGATACCATGTACGAGACGATGGTAAAGCTACGACCATTTACGACTTCTTCCGCGAGCCGAACTTCCTTGATATCCTTGAGAGCTTCGCGGAACTGGGCTAACTTGTACATGGTAGAATCCGTTATTTGGTAGAACGATTATGTATTAAAACTCACCAAATGTCAAGCGGATTCTCGAAGATTGTCGATTGAATTCAAGAAGACATGGAAGGTTCCTGGACGGGCCATCTTCTCGAGCGCCGTCAATCGAGTGCCGGTGAACTTCATCACGGGTTCACCATATTCGTTGCGTACCACCGGACCAGACGTCCATGTCTTGTCAATCAAGAAAACTGCAAACTCTTCTTCGAGATCCTTCATGTAATGAACGACACCGAACTTCATGGCTGCGATCTCCATTTGACTATCGATACCTATAGAAGATATGACCAGAGATTGTAGCGACTCTGGTCATTTGACTTGCCCATCTTGGTCTGATGTGACGATTGTGGAAGAACATCGCCGCGCCGACTCGGTGAATCAATTGTCCCGAAAGTGCATCTCGGGCTATCTCTCCTGCCTCGTCCCAGAGTGTCGGAACCATCTTGACTTTCTGCGGATGACAGACCCAAGAGAACTGGCAGGTCTTCTTGTACTTCTGATACACCACTCCGCACGCTGTGTCTGGAAAGCGGCCGCTCTTGGTTCGATTCATCACGACCGCCGCCACGGCCTTCATTCCCTCTACACCTTCGCCACGTGCCTCGTAGTAGATGTTCTTTTGTAGACAGAGTTGTTCTTGTAGATCAACGTCCGGTGTCTGGACTTCTTGTGTTGCTGCTGGAAAATATGGCGAGGGAATCGGTATCCAATCTTCCTCCACTGCTTGACATTGCATCGAGAAGCAAAGGAGGAAAACCAGAAGGGCCTTCACGTTGAAGGCTCGGCTGCTGGAACGACGGCCGGTGCTGCCTGCGGCGGTTCCTTGAAGTGCGGCTGACCTTCGGCTTGAACGGCGTCAACCAGACCACGGACTTCCAGATACGGCTTGGTGCCGAGGTACTGGAGAATCGCATTCACGAGTTGGATCGGCATGGTCAAGGCGACGATGTCTTGGTTCGTAGGTTGGTTCACTGGTTGGTTCATTGATAGAGCCTCTTTGGTTGGTGGTACTTCTTTATAAATCAGAGTATAACGGATTTCGAACACGGAAGTCAAAGACTTCTGACATATTGTATATCTTATGCTGCGAATGTACCCACGTTGTTTGGGCTCATGCGACGGCAACGCCAGAACGAACCAAGGCGTGGCGTGATGCTACCTGCCGGATTGGTTGCCTGGATCTTCAAGGACGTACCCGTACCGTTCTTGAGTTGAATCCTGATGTAGATGTAATGGTCTGTGGCAGTTGTCAACGACGCCGTGACGATTGCCTTGGCTGCTGTTGCGTCGTTGCGTACAAAGCCCGTCAATGCCGTAGCCGTACCCGGTGGTGCGACCAAACCAGATGCTGGGCTTTCTTCCCAATAGATGTTCTGGGAGGTCGGCGCTGCAGAATTCGTGAGTGTGATGGTCAGAGCTTCTGTGGTCGTCTTGGTGAAGACCAGCATCATTTCAATGTCATAGTAGGCGCTGGCCACTAATGAGATGTTCGAGGTGGTGCCGAAGAAGTTGGCAATCGTTGTCGTGATGTTCGAGCCGTCGGCCGTGAGATGGAAGTACTGTTCGACCGGAATGCAACCGCGCTTGCTGGTCGTGTCAATGGTTGCATAGAAGTTGACACCATCAAATTCATTGTCACCCGCGACCGGCGTGGTCTTCAAGGTACCAGCTGGGACATTGTATGCTGCCAACGACGTCGTACCTGTTGCAAAGGTCATCAAATCCGTCAGACCTAGCTTACCAGTTAGCTTGGTGTCACCTGTGACCTGGAGCTTACTTACTGTGTCATCGGTGTTCGAACCGATCATCAACGCGCCGGCCAAGTGGTTGATGGCCGTACCAACCATGTATAGGTTACGCTTGGTCGAACCAGAAGCTACGTTACCATAGAAGCCATAGACGTTGGTCGCGTCTGTTTGGTCAGCTGCATAGAAACCATTGTGATTGGTGATGGTCGAACCAGCACCCTTGGTAATCGTTGCACACTGAAAACCATAGTAGTTCACCATGGTGAAAGCATTGGCAGATGTTGTGCCCATTGCTCTGAAGTTGATATATGCGGTAGTGTTGGCCGACGCTGCCACGTCTTCCATCGATATACCATAGGTGGTGCCTACGCCACCATAGGTTGCATAGCTTGACCAGAAGGATTTGTCTAGAGACGGTGCAGCACCCACAGAAATTGTGGCATTGAATCTCTGAGTAGCACCCCACTGATTTGATAAGTTGAGCTGTGGGATTGCCGTGCCGCTCTGTCCAAGCTGCAAACCTTGGAGATAATCAGAGTTGAGGTTGGTGACCTTGGTCGTCGACGTCACGGCGAACGGGGCTGTACCTATCGCCAGTGTCGACGTGATCTGTCCTGTGAAGGTCGATGTGCCAGTTACCTGTAGCTGGTTGGTACCATCGTCTGTGTTGCTACCTAGCAACAACCTACCATTCAAGTAGTTGTTGGCCGTACCGTTCATATACAGGTTCCAACGACGGTTAGGTGTCACTGTGCCTGTGTCGGCCACAGAAGTGACGTTCGCTGTTGTCAATGCATACGTGAAAGTGGTCGTCAACGGAGTCGATGCAATGGTGATGCCGGAGCCATTCAACTGTGTGTTGGTTCCGCAGTTCACTGTTACAACCTGACCGACCGTGTAACCGTGGGCCGTTGAAGTTGTGATGGTAACGACGTTTGAAGTGACGGCTACGTTGCTGATCGTCTTGTTGGCAAAGGTGGTCGGTGAACCTGGCTCGACAACTACCTGACCCATGTAGCCATAGTTGTTCGTACCTTCCGCCATTGCATGGGTGATGAATCCATAGTGGTTGGTGACGATAGAAGCCTGACCGCGGAGGTTGACAGCCGTCAAGTAGTGATAGTAGGCACCAAGCACGAACGGCGAGGCCAGCGTATTCAGCATGCTGTGGTAGCTGACATACTGTGTAGTGACGTCGGACTGTACCGCCTGGACGTTGCGGTAACCTGTCAATGCCGTGCCACCAGATGCCGATCCTTGTAGATAGCATGCTATTGATGCCGAAGCAGAACCACCTAGACCAATGTTACCTGTCGAACGGCCGAGGCTGAGCCATGTACCCAGGAATGAACCCGTGTCACTGTAACCATAGATTTCAAGATTCGAACCGACGTTGGAACCTGTTTCTGTGGCAGCTGATTTAGCAATCGCCCAACGCTGGTTGGCAGCTGTACCTGGATCACCAGTGAAGAAACCAACCGATGCAGTGAAGCCAGAGTCTGCGCCGGCCTTGTATCCCATGAGGCTTGCACCGCCACCATAGGTTCTGAAGTAGTTCGTCGTAGATGATATCGAGACGTTGCCGTTGAATTCACTGGTCCCGTTGACCTGGAGTTTGGCACCACTTAGAGAGTCAGTCGTCGAACCAATCAAGACAGTCGAGATATAGTTTCGAGCCGCGCCATCCATGTACAGGTTCCAGCGCTGATTCGGTGTAACCGTACCAGTGTCTGCGCCAGAAGTGATGTTGCCCATCGTACGGGCATACGTGAAGGTTGTTGTCAATGGGGTCGACGCAATGACGATAGCCGAACCATTGATCGATACGTTCGTGTTGGCACCAACCGTGACAATCTGACCAACCGTGAATCCGTGAGCAGCTGATGTCGTGACAGTGACGACGTTTGAAGTGACTGCGACGTTGGTGATTGTTCTAGCCGTGTATGATGTCGGCGAACCCGGATCGGCCGCTAGTAGTCCACGGAAACCATAGTTCAGAGTACCATTGGTGACACCGGCTGCAACTTTGAAACCATCCTGTTCTGGGATGGTAGAACCAACTGCAATGGTCGCGCCAGCGGCCACGAAAGCGTTCAAGGATCCAACTAATGGATTAGAACCTGTGCCTGTGACAGAGGGGTTGCTATAGAAAGAATTATAGGTGGCGGCTGCTGTCCAACCTGTACCAATAGCCGTGACTTCACGGAACATAGAGGCGCCGAATGCACCGACGCCGTTGGTTGTAGTTTCTGAGTTATAGGCTGCGACGAGGTTGTATGCACCTACGCCGAAGAATGTACCCGTGACGATGTGGAAGTCATTGACAGAACCAGTCCAGGTATTGGCTGATCCGAATAGATCATATGCGGCAGAGTCACGAACGCCGGCAGTGACATGCTCAAAGCCGGTACCTGTTGGTGGATTCAACCAGACGGGATCAATTGAGTCGCCTGATTGAATATTGCCTACATAGGGAGGTGAGCCAGAGATGACTACAGGTTTACGTAGAGCCATGTTAAATCCCTAAGGAAGAATATTACAACTGAACCGGTAGACCGAAACGGAGCTTCATCTTGGTTGTGCTCATTGCCACACCAACGTCACACAAGTAACCTGTTGACGGTGCTGTGGTTGTCAATGCACCTGCCGTTGAGTTCGACAAGAAGTAACGAGCGCCTGGAGTCAAACCACCTGACTGACCAGTGACAACGTCCCACTGGACGGTAGTTGCGACCATGATACCGTCGACTGCGATCGAACCCGATGCAGACGATGCGATGCTTGTCGCCTGGACCAAGCCAATGACGTCCTTGGTACCCGATGCGTTGGCGTTTGCGAGGTCGACCTTGTCTGTCGTACCAGTTGCATAGACAGCTCGACCGATGACGATCGTACCAGCATTGTTGTTGGTGAAGTTGTCTGCCAAGTATGTCGATGCAGACGATGTACCAGCAGTGACTCGACCATACGTGTCGACCGTGACCGAGTTGTATGTGCCTGGAGTTACGACACCAGATGCCAAGTCGAATACCGGGTTACCTGTCGTGCCGTCACCGTTGCTGACCGTGACTCGTGCGCTGCCTGTGAGGGTACGCATGACCGCAACGTCGGTAGCCGAGAATGCCAAGTAACCGGCACCAGTCAAGGCGGCGATGTTGGTCAAACCAGTGTCGACAGGCTGTGCACCGATATCAGATGGAACAGCAGTTGCGCCTAGAGTTACACGACCATAGGTATCGACCGTGACCTTGGTGTAGGTACCCGGGGTTGCGATACCAGAAGCCAAGTCGAAGGCGTTCGCGGTGTTGACGATACGAGCAGAGAGGGTCGCGCTGAGTACGTTACCAGACTTGCTCAACGGAGCCGATGCAGTGACCTGACCCAAGCCAGAAGACTGGGTGAAGGTCAAAGAGGTTGTGTTGACAGTGATTGTGCCGTCATTCGTCAATGTCCAAGCGGTGTCACCGTTGGTTGTACCTTCATTGACCCAGAATGTTGCACCACCGACCACTTCACCTGTCGAGCTGTTACCGTCGAAGTCCGTTGCACGGGTCGGAGTACCAGAAGCCGCGACAATGTAAACACCGTTTTCAGAACCAGTTGTCTGGTTCTTGATCAAGATGCGGTCGCCGGTTGCCAAGACAACGCCGTCGACGGTGTCACCGTTCTCGTATGCTGTTGACAGGGTACCGGTTGCTGTGGTTGCTACTCGGACGGCGTCCTTGACGCGCTGACCAGCAACCATTGCGTCGACGTAACCCTTGGATGCGGCTTCAAGAGCAGCAGATGGGGTCTGAGTCGGCAATGTGACCGTACCAGTGAACGTCGGAGATGCGATCGGTGCATAGACCGAGTTGACCAAGGTAGTGATGTCACCTTGGACGACGGCTGTCGTACCAGAGATCAGACCTTGTGAGTCACGAGTGAATTTGAGGAATGAACCACCGCCACCGTCTGAGTATGTGCTCAAGTCGAGGGTCGGGTTACCTGCAACACCGCCACCGTTGGTGACCGAGACACGGGTGCTACCAGTGATGGTGCGCATTGACCATGTGTTCGTACCTGTTCGAGCCGGAATACCAGTGGTGGTATTCAGTGCCGTGAGGTTGGTCAGGTCAAGGCTGTATGCGAGGACGTCTGTACCAATTGCCAAACCGAGACCGGTTCGAGCAGCGGCTGCTGTAGTTGCGCCAGTACCACCGTTGGCAATGCCAAGGGTGTCGCCGGACTGCATTACTACGAGATTACCAGAGGCATCTACATAAATGGGTTTCTTGTCGGCCATATTAGCTTCTCTTTAGATGATTTGGTTCACAATTTGACAGACAAGTCGAGATCTATCAGGAGGTCAGTTGTATTTATTCCCTGCCCTACCTTAATCAACCATTCTGGTCTGTTGGTTGTTACGACTGGAGTGATCCACGATGCGGCGCTCACGTAGTAGAGTGGGCCCGCCTGTAGACCGCCGAAAATGTTCGTTACGTTCTCCCATTGACTCACAGTCAATGACATGATGCCTGAGACCTGAACCTTCAACATCTGGCCAGGTAATGTATCCTCGACAGCTAGACCGATGACTCTCTGGTATGGCTCGAGAGCACTACCGATCATGACGGTGCCATCCTGGAGCTTGCAGACTGGACGACCTGGGATGAACGAGTCGGTGCCCGAGTTCAAGATTGTGATGATGTTCGGTGTTCCGGTTCCTGGCGAGCCAGAGCCGATCTGATTCTCGAGATCGATTAGGACTTGCTGCAAGCCAGTGACTTGTGGAATACCAACCGCGTCTACATTGTCGACGACATTGTTGTTGTTTTGGTCATAGATCGCCTTGTACATGTCACCGACACCAGTAACAGGAATCGTGGTGACCGGATCACCTGGATTTGGTTGTAGCGGAACGTAACCAGAGTTCGAACGGTTCTGGCTGTAGTCGATTTCTAGGCCAGGCACTCGGCGCTTACGGCTACCAATGACAAGTGATCCCATGTCGTATCAGGCCATCACTACACTTGCGGTTGAACCATCCAACATCGATAGAGATAATGTATTGCCCCAGCGTGCAATGAACATGTTCGAGTTGACGTCGAAGAGAACCATGAAGCCCTTGTCCTGCAACTTCTGGAATGTAGCGGCAAAGAGACGCTGAACGACCGGAGCCGGAACGTCTGGGAAACCAAACTCGAGATCAGTGTTGCCAAGAGCGGCAGCTGCCTTGATACCTGCATCCAACTCGCGCTGCATCGTCACATCAGAGTGATCACGTAGATCGGTATTGTTTGTCATGCAGAGATAGAGGAGACCGGCTCTGAACTTGATGCCGAGATTCGGGACCATGGCCGGGATTGCGCGATTGATCTGGGCAAGTTCGCCGATGTTCATGGAGGGGTGATCCCATGCTATCGTCAGTTTGCCGAGGATGCCATCATAGTGGACATTGAAGCCACGAAGGGTGTAGTGTCTGACCAGTTTGGCGACGACATCGGGAATGATCTCGATAGGGAGGAACACCGGAGCGAGGGCTTCGTAGTAAAACATATTCGCAATGGCAGCAGCTCGAATGGATCCATCGAGCGCAGCACATTGACCGTCGAAGTCGTCAGTTACAACAGGTAGATCAAGCATTGAGGATTCCTAGAATTGCATTCCAGACCTGACCATCGTTCCATCTTCCGATGTCTTTCTGGTGACCAGGAATGTTGCTTTCGATATTCGCGAGAAGTGCGTGATAGGTTGTATAGTTGCCAGGCGTATCGGCTCGGCAGAGCTTCATGAGCGCACCCTCGAGGTCCCATTTCACGGCGAGTGGATGGCACGGCGCGCAGGGTTTACCGTTGGCCTTTCGGGCACCAGCACCAGTAGTCCAATTGGCTCCAGAGGCTAGTAATGTAATGACGTTAGCTTTCGTGACAGCCATAGAATCCACCTGTATTATCAATGATATTTAAGGTCTCAAATCTCTTAAATATGTGTGAACCCCATACTCAGCCCTTCTTCCATGACCCCGACGCCTGATTCTGACGCCCTCCTTACTCAGATTCTCATTCTAGTCCAAGACCTTCGTCAAGATGTTGAGTTCTACGACGCTCGATTGGTAGAATGTGAAGCCCAAGGACTTGCTTTACAAGCCAAAATTCAATCCGTGATAGATAGGGCCTTCCCAGACAGCGATCTCGAAGGACACAAATCATGGCACGAGTATAGGCAGAAAGGCCGTTTTCGCCGATACCTTATCAAACTACTATCGTGACCCTTGATCTTACTACCTTCCTCGGTGGGGCATTTCTAAGCGCCGTTCTCGGCGCTTTCGTTTTCCTACGCCGTATCAGTAAGGACCGACTCGAACTTGCAAAGGATCGAGCCGAAACAGATGTGATCGATCTCTTGATTCGTCAGAGAGAAAATGCCTTGGCAGAGGTCAAGGCTCTCAAGGCCGACATGATGTCCGTCGGTGGCGAAAACAAGTCGGCTATCGAAACGATTCGGAAACTCACAGTACAGAATGCGCAGCTGAAGTCACAGACTGCGCTCCTGCAAATCTTGGTGAATCGACTTACTGCTTCTCAGCTAAGAGATACTTCTGAGACACAGACTTAAAGCTGAACACGCCTGACGGTGTTCTGAACGTACTCTTGAAGACCAAACCTTCCCTCAAAGTCGGGAAGTAACCAGACTGACCATCTGCCAGTGCGATCAGCGTTTCGATCGGAACAGGTAGAGCAGCCCGAAAGAGTTCCTTAGCGAAGTCGACGGTGTGGTTTCTGTTGACATGCGGCAAGAGGTGTGCTTCGAAGAAATCAGAGCGCTCAGCATACGTGAGATACTCGCCATCGATCCAGATGTCAAAGATATGGAAGATATTGTGCTGGTTCCGGTAGATATTGCCTTGTACACCAGGACCTAGCAGTTCGCCACGGATGGCAATTCTCATGCCAGGGTTGTTCACAGACCAATTCGTCAGACCCTCGAACAGTCCAGTGTCTTTGGCTAGATCGACGAAGATGTTGCCTTCTTGATCGAGCTTGAGATCGACATTCCGAGAGGTGACGCCGAGTGATTCACTGTCGTGGTAGATGGTCATGCTTGAACCTTCCATCTTCTCCTCGACTGTGTACAAGCCCGGTGGGATCACATCGTGGCAGTTCTGGACGCGCTCCTGATCGGTCTTCGGCAACCAACCTGGATAGTTGCCACGGATCTGTCCGGCCATCTGCGGGGAGATCGGCATTTCGTACTTCTTGACGCCGAAGATATGACTCATATCACCTTCAGTGTCGAAATCAATGTCTACGACTTTTGGATCCACGGGAATGATCAGACCCTGCGAGACCTGGCCGCGGAGCTTGATCGAACGGAGACGGTGGCCGACCAGAGTATCGTTGTCTTCTGTCGTCCAGGACTTGCAGCCGCGTGGCATGAGGAACTCGAACTCTTCGCGTCCCTGTGGAAGGACTGAGTCGATCTCGAAATAGATGACAAGATCGTTGATCTTGAATTCACCTTTCTTGACGACGACTTTCCAACCATCAACCGTTGCGACTTCGATAGCGTCGGCATTCGGGATGGGCTGGATGTCTTTGATACGGCGGAGTGTCACGAGTTTGCGCATAGTATGAGTCCAATCTCAATTGTCACTAATTATGTCAGATATGACAGTTCTTGTCAAGTCTTTCCGATCAACCACTTCCTGATTTCTTTGAAATCCTTGAATGTTGTCTCCATCAGTCCGACTGGCTTGATGGCATAAATCCGTCCCTCGCGCTTCACGTAACTATGGATCACACTCCACTCGTCATCGTTCAAGACATTGAAGTTGACATAGATCTTCTGGCCGGCCTTGGTCTTCGTGAGTTTGAGCTTGGAGCTATCATAGACCATTCGAACCGGGAACTCTCTCGAACGGATCCAAACTCTGATTTCACGGTAAACCGCCCTCCAGAGAAGACCATGATCGCGTCTCCAATCCTTGGCAACCTTGTGTGGATAGAAGCTGGCCACATGTTCACGAAGACCTGGTAGTGAGTGAAACGTGACCGTGTGTGCCAGCTCGTGCGCGATGATGCAAGCTAGGTAGCGTTTCCAGTTGGCCTTGATGTTTCCGATGTCTGGATCATTCTTGATGAAGTCATATTCGTTGAATTGAACGTCTTCGTCGACCTTGCCGACATAATCCTCGATCTCGTAGAGGACAACCTGTATGTAAGGACGACCATCAATGATGCCGCCCTCGTGCTGTCTTGCAGTTGATTTGTGGTTTACGATGAGCTTCGGATCGTACTCAGATCCAAACTCATATCGATTCTTGATGAATTCGACTTGCGCCTTGAACTCTTGTTCGACGAATTGAACAGCCAGATCTTGCAAGTTCTTGATCATACAGAGTCTGAAATTAGAGACATCTGTATTTAGAGTATCTGGCTCTACCATCCCACCATACTAATGGAATTCGTTTATGGTGTCAAGTGTCTTGTCGATCTCCGACCCAACGCTCGCTTGGTGCTTGTGGAGGTAGCGGATTCTTGTATTCCACCTTGCCAAACTGCTTACCACTGTCATAGTAAGAATACAAAGTCAGTTCGATACCGAGCTTACGAGCATCTTCTAGAGCGAGATTCAGTTTCAGCAACGAAACTTCGATGCGGTGCTTCACGCCATTGGTTATGAAATTCTGGATTGCTTGGTCACTGAACATCAGTTCCTCCGATACATGGCAGATGGACAGAACAGATCTTCGTTGTCCTCTCGGTGACCTTGACGGAATGCCATGTTGCGCTCGGTCTCACGAACCTGGACCTTGGAGCACCAGACGTCTTTCGGGCAACCGAGGTCTTGGAGGAAGCCAGAGTTGATCCACTTGTATATGAAATCTGCCAGGGCTTCACAGCCCGTGGCTTCGACTTCAGTGATCTTGGCGAGGCCGAGCTCACCCAAGCGCACCAGTTCGGCGTACATCGGATCATCGGACGCCACGAGCAGAGTGTGGTCGAACCAGTCCTCGAGAGTGTCTTTCAAGGGCTTCAGCGAACCGTAGTCCACCACCCAATTCCGGAAGTCGAGACTGTCTGACTCGAACTCGAAATAGAAGCTCAGGCTGTAGCCGTGGAGGAGGTTGCAATTCCCGTCGCGATCGCGCCATTGGTGATATGCAACCGGGCCGAGGTCCTTGTATTCTTTGGTCGAAACGAAACGCTTGCTCATATTGAACTCACTGGATTCATAATCAAATGATACGGTGGGACCGTGTGGAACTCAAGAACGTCGAGATATTGTTTCCCACGGGAGGCTCGGGATCTTACCTTGAAGAATCGAACGGCGTTCCATCAGAATCCTTCCGAGCCAGTTCTCGCCTTCGCCGTTGTACACACCCCAGAAGCGATCACCCCATTCGTTGCCCTCAATCAGTTCGGCATCGTCTGTATTCACAAGGCAGTTTGCAAGGACGGGATGCTGTTCGAACTTGGCCTCAATCACGTTGCGCATGACGGCAACTCTGCAGTCCATCCAACCTGGGCGAATCCTGATTGTCTGTCCGAACTTCTTGGCGTGTGAGGGGAAGCACAATTTCGACATCAGAAGATGGATCTCTGGGTTCAGAGACTTCTGTGCCTGGTAGCAATGTTCAGCCGTTGGGAAGGTTAGGCCACAGGCAGACTCGATCGGTGAGGCAAAGAAATTACTCAACCAATTGTATTGATGCCTGAACTCAACAATCTTCTTCATCCGTGTATTTAGAGAAGAATGTGTTGTATTTGCGTTCTGGTCATAAATCTTTTCACTCGCTAACCCATTGATTCTATTGAAAATGCCAAACGGAGTCTAAATCGTGTTTGTCAATGGATTTCAATGACTTACAAGGAAACTTCAAAAGAAATTATCGTCTAGCGGCTCTTGGTACTGGTAGAAAGGAATGCCTGCTTTCTTGGCCCTTTTCATGCAATCTCGAGTTCCACTTCCACCGGGAAACGGGAGAAGGAAGTCGGGTTTCATGTCAACCATCTCTTGGTTGCGCAGGATGGCCGCGGTGTGTTTGAACCTTTCCCAATCTGGCAGAACCACTAGAGTTCTGATACCGAGCTTCGTGGCCTCTTCACCGCAGATGGTATCCGCACCGCGTGCACCGCCGTGGATCAGGAGTTCTGGTCGTCCAAAGATAGTGACGAACTCGAGAAGAGTCTTCTTGACAAGATCTCGTCCTGTGAAGTCGCGACCGCCGGTTACTAGGATTTTCATTTCTTCAACGCAAGCATGATCAGACCATCCGCTACTTGGAGTTGCTGACGGACCAGCGCCCACTCTTCTGGCTTGATATAGGCGCGCTCGACAGGAACCGAGTTCCCTGACTTAAACCGCAGTTCCATGGTGGCCACCAATTTCTGTAGCTGCTGGTTCATCGTCGTTCCTGTTTGAATGTAGGATGGTGTAGTATGTACCAATGAAGGCACCGAGGATGGCAGCGAAGATGAACGTCCGGTCGTGGACATAGTTCACCGTGACGAATGATCCGCACGCCATGATCGATCCAGACCAGAGGGCCGCCGGCATTGCACGCTTGGCGACCATCTCGAGAGTGTACCTCGCATAGCAGACATCGACAACCGCCATCAACAAGACTACGAGGAGGAACTGACCCACATATTCGTAGGTCACCCGACGTATCTCCACTTGGTGTTGTCTGGGATCAGGTGCCTGTGCTGGACCCAACCACGGAAGTTCCCCGACCACGCATCTGCGATTGACTCAGGTAGACCGAGTCTTGCAAGGTTCGTGAAGTGCGTGACGCCTTTGATCTCGAACGGACTCGGTGCATCCGGACCATATTCGATCGGCGTCGCTTGGTGCTCGAACGGCGAAGCATGCACAGGTTGTGATTCAACCAATCGCTTGTAGATGTCGCGAGCCTTTTCCAACGAGTCGTCGAGCTTCCTGTAGCTCACCTGGGCACAGCAGGATGCCGAGATCGAGATAGCATCCTCGAGGGAAGTGATATCTTTCTGGCGTTCCGTCCAAAATCCAGATGTGTATTCATCTCTGAAATATGGAAGATGCCATTCACCTTGATCAAGCGGCACTGGCATACTATTCTCGCGTGCCAGCCACATCTGGTCTGCCAGCTCACGAATCTCGGGCTGTGCATCCGGGTGACGGCGCAGGTGGAAGAAATTGTCGAACTCAGTCGCTGAGCAGATGACCTTGATGTGTGAATATGGTTCGAGGAGTCGATTGACGATCTGCTTGTGATAGCCAGAACGGTCGAATCCTTGGGCATGGAGGATGGCAGCATCACGGGCTTCTTCCCACCATTCTTGGCGCGTGTAGCCGTAGAATTCAGAGTCGGCACCGATTCGTGCCTCGCATTCTTCCTTGGCCGACATTCCGGGTTGGTTCTTGCCCCAGTGGATTGGTTTGGCCGTGTTCTCGAGGATCAACTCGATCGCACGCTTGACCGGGATGGCACGAGACGAAGCAGCGTTGCGCGAGAACAGTCTGTGGGTCATGAACTCCGCATGAACGAATCGCGGATACTCGAGCTCGAATGTCGTGAGACGAGCACCCGACGTTGCAGACACAGAGTCCGCAACCACCTTTGCTGAAATTGTCATTCGAATGAAATCCCCATTGAGTCGACGTCGAAACCATTTGGCAGAATGAGCTCTCGGATACGGCCTTCGTTCAGGCCGTAAGTCTCCGGATCGTAGTCGCGCCGATTCTCGTCGAGAAGTTTCTTCGGTGTCAACTGATTAAATGCGGCACATGCCCACATTCCCGGATCACCGAAACAAGGTGGGATGAAATGCGAACCTGGCTTCCCACAGTTGGGACAGGGCGAAGGTGGCTTGCGATATGCTGCAAGCCCTCGTTTAATCTTCTTTTGCTTGCGCTTGTCCATCTCAGAGGAAGAAAGCGCTGAACAGCAGGATGCCTAACGCAACGGTCAGGCCTATCAGTGCACCATGTCCGCCACCGATGAGGAAGCCGACGAGGCAGAAGAACAGGATGAAGATGAAATCAACTGGATGCATTTTGAACATGTCAAGATTCTCCTCTCGAGATATGATACGTTCCGGGCTTGGACAAGTCAAGCTGTTCGATCTTCCATTGACTCGCATTGGTGTCTGAATTGCTCTCGAGAGCGAGACCTAGAGCTTCTGCCTCGGTGTTTGCGACAATGACAATGTCAATGTACAGGTAGTAACCCCAGGAACCCCGCTCATCTACACAACCGTGATAGACGTTCATGATCTCGTCCTGCTCAGTGGACCAATCCATCCGTGGACGACACCTCGATAGCTCTGGTCGCTTCCGAGGTAACCCCAGTCACCATCGAACCACATCAGGAACTTGTCCTCGTGGAATGGAGGCATCTTGCCATCGACTCGGCACGCATAGACACCTTTCTCGATGGGATCACCTGTGTTGTATTCGAGAGTCTTCATACTCGGTCGTATCCGCTCATCATTTCGGGTGGCCAGTTGATGTCTGAGAAGTCTTCAGGGAAGCCTGCCTTCGCACGGTCGTTCTTCCACATCTTGAATGTCGTCTCTTGGGTTGTGTGACGACGATCCATTATCTGATGCAGAGTTTCCACCTGTTCTTGGAGGTGAGTCACTTCCTTGATGAGATCATCGTGAACTTCGGCGCGGCGTGCAATCTCATAGGCCATTTTCTGACGGAAGTCTGCCAGAGCGGCTGGTTCGAACTGCATCCACGGTGCCATCAAGATCGTCTGTGGAACATCACCACGAAGGGTGAACTCTACGCAGTTGAAGGCCTCTGGTAACTTACATTGGATTTCGAGTCCACTGCCGTTGCCGGTTCTGACATTCAGTTTCGGGAAGTCGCTCATCGGTTGTACCAGACGATCCAGGTAGCCATCGGATGGAGGTCCTTGGCGATCGAAGGTCGAATGCGCTGGAGGATCGTGCCATCATCGGTCACTGCATCACCGTAGCCGTCATAGTCAATGAACCCGTGCGTTTCGACTTCGCTGAGCCAGAGTTCGCGTGACATGATGTCATGACGATCGTGCTTGTTCCGCGAGAAGTTCGGTATGAACGCATCATACTGAATCTCATCCTTGTTGGACAGATCGAAATCCTTGCCCTTGATCATTTGAATCTCCGGACTACAGGGACGAGGTTCTTTGGGCAGTCGATTGGTGAACCAGTGGTCCGACCAAATTCCCATGTGTTGAATCGACGAGTGTATCTGTGAACGCCGGCTTCATCGGCCATGCATTCGTAGTCAGTTCCACCGTTAGAGATGGTGACGAGCTTGACGGTGTCACCACCGAGTGTCTTGTACTCGTGTCCGAGCAAGAACGCCTGGGTTCCAGGTGGGAGTGGTTGTGCGTTATCTGGATCCTTCCAGGCTCTCGGGAGCAGACCCTTTTCGGCCAAGACATTTGCGGGCTGCGTATCGTCTGGCTTCTCGGGTTGGGTGATCGGAGTGCCGTGAAGCACGTTCTCGATCAGGCCAATTTCGTAGCGCCAGTCAGAGATCCACCACGGAGATTCTTCCGAGCCAGCGTTCCAGAATGACTCGGCTGGCCAGTCCATGAAGTGAAGTCGGATCTTGATGGCACGGACACATTCACGCGCCTTCTCGAGTTCCGCTTTGACCTGTTCAAGTTCGGTGGTCATCTCAGCCGCCTGGTTTGGTGCAGACACCATAGGTATCGGGCACCGGGCAAGGAGTCGGACCTGGCTCCGGTGGGTAGTACGGCTGATAGTGACGATGCGGCGGGTGCACGGGATATTGGCGTTCGTCGTTATGACAGAACACCGGGTTGCCCATGCCGAAGTGCAAGATCATCATGCAGAGAAAATTCATGGCAGTTCCCTTTCCAGATAACTGATTTCGCGGCTCAACTCTTTGACGGCGACCTTTGCCGCTTTCAAGGTCTCGCCGAGCTCTCGGACGCAAACACGATTGTGGTGGCGTTGTCGATTGTAGTGGCGAACCAGAGTCGTCAGGTTGCCATCGAGCAGGTCGTCGTAGTCGCTGATGAGCTCACGACGGTTGAGCTGGATGAGGTTGCCGACCGATTGGATCACCTTCTTCAGGATGACCATCGACTGCTCTTCCAGGTGCACGGTCGTATGCAACTCGCGGATGGTGTCGAGAACCTCGAGACGCTTCTCGTGGAGTTCTTCGACGGTCATGTTCTCTCTTGCCTTTTTCATTTGACGACTCTCTTCTGAAAGAAGTTCTGATTGAAATAGTCCAGTTCGTTCACGATGAAGACGTCCTTCATCCAATCCGGAATCACGCCCTCTTGGTACTGATCGAGCTGATCCGAGTGGATAAAGAACTGCTTGACGGCATGGTCATAACCACCCTGGTGCAGCATCGCAAACGAGTACCGTGTCTGGTTCAGCTTGCAATACTGCTCGATGAACACACGCAGTCCAACGCCGAACAGATGTGAAGTGTCAACGATGCTCATAACAAGTATTCCTTCCAGTTCTCAGGGAAGTCGAAGTTGGTGCTCTGCATGCACTTCTTGAAGAGCGGTGCTATGTCTGAGTCCTTGTAGCCAGCCAGACCACAGCCGACTCGGGTCACGAAGTAGACATCGGTGTGCTTCCACCGAGCGGCCTCGTCACAGAACGCCAGGATCGCAAGTTCTATGGCACGAAGCGGGAGAGTCTTGAGCGAGTAGTCCTTGGTCGGGATCGCATAGCAATCACCTGTCACGCCCTCACCTTCGCCCCATTTGGCTCCGAACGAATCGTACGCCACTCGAGCCGCACCGGCTCCGTGAATGCCCGCAAAATTCGATCCGAAGACAAAGATCTCGTCTCCGATGGGAAGTGTGCCGTCTTTGTGGAATACGAGTTTGGTCACGAACTTGTCCATTACTTGGTTTTGATCATCGGATAGAAAACGATTTCATTGATTGGCCTTTGCGTCTTCGGCTCGCTCACGAGCCTCTTCGATCCATTGGTCAAGGGTCAGGTTGTTCAACTGCTGACCCGCACCATAGACACCAGTTTCCATGCGACAGGTCAAAACGTCTTCACCCGAGAAGTAGAAATATCCGCGACCTTGGACAAGTTCAACGGACAAACCGAGCGATTTCAATTCGCTGTTCACTTTCTTTAGCGTTAGACGTTTCTTTTCCATTCTCAAATGATACTGTATCCCGAATCAGAAGTCAACCTTTTTCTTTGCGAAGTAAATCGACGATTGAAATCTTTCCTTGACTTTCGGCGTACACGTGTGCGAAGATTTCTGCGAAGAACATGATCGCGATCTGGCCATACCACGGCAGCATGATCCACCACCACGACCAGTCGACCTGATGTGACAGTTTCAGGTAAACGAACATGAGGCAAAGGAGATCGTACGCATTTGCCTGTTGGAATTTAGTCGTCACTTCGATTTCCTTTGACATAGAACCACAAGGCCCCGAGACCCAAGACCACCGCGAAGGCGATGATCTTGAGCACGATGTCGGTCATGCCGCTACCTTACGCATCAGAGCGCGGTACAGGACCTGCTTCTTCGAATCGCCGGCGCCGGCGTATGCATCCCAGAACTGTCGCGATGCTTCACGGCGACCAGTACCATGGGTGAAGTACTCCGTGACCGCATTGAGAGCACCATAGGCCGTGCCTTTGGACATGTCACTACCCGAGCCACTGAGCGCCAGGTTGATCAAGCGATCCACTTCACGCTGGATGGACCAGGTTTGGTCGTTCTTGGAACGGTCCGGGTCGAACAGTTGCTCTTCGAAGAAGTCACGAGTCTGGGTCGGGCCCATCTTCGTGTTCGAGAGCTTCTTCATGTTGTCCATGAACTGGACCCAGCCCTTGTCGATGACACCGAGATCGATCTTCACGGCCGATGCATCGAAGTCACGCTTGTGAGTGACTCGGACGATGGGACGGGCGCTGACTCCAGAAAGTGCAATGCTGAGTGTGTTATTGCAAACCACTCGGGTGCTTGTGAATCGACCTTGCGTCGACATCGTGCCGTCGACTGCGGTGGTCAGGAGCAAGTGACCATCGATCCGGTCACCGGTGCTGACTTCACCCGACTTGCCGGTGTCTGCCAGGGCCCAAAACTTCTTGCCACCGAACAGGCAACCTGCCGTGCTGAGACGGAAGCCGAACTGCTCGACCAGGTCCTTGAAGAAGTCGATCACGGTGCCTGGGTTGACGACCTTGAACTCGGTGCCGACCATGCCGAGCATCGCGCCGTTGTCCGAGCGGAAGAGAACCTTGCGATCGGGAATCTGAAGCTGTTCGGTTGTGGTACCGACCACTCGAGTATAGCTACCCGGGCTTTCGTGGACTTCCCAGTCCATGCCGGCTTCTTTCTTCCACTCATCGAGTGAGGCATCGGGTTTGATGCTCTGACCAAGACCGTGCCAGATTGCGTCTCGCGAGCCAGTGAATGCCATTTCGGCGAAACCGTTTTCGCGGATGGATAATTCATGTGCCATGTCAGTCTCCTCAGACTTTGGGTTCTTCGACCACTTCGGCCGGTTTCGGTGCACGGACTACGTGCTCGATTTGGATGTGCGCGAGCATGTCCTCGTTCGGGAAGCGCATGACATACCAGGTGTATTTCTTGGCGGAGTAGTGCGAGACCTTTTCACCGATCTGCCCTTTGCGCCATCCTGCAGTCACGAGGAACATATTCTTGTCGGCCATTTTGAAACTCCTAGTCGAAGCGTGAACCAATTGGGAAGGGTTTCTGATCTTTCCAGATCGGAGCCCAGGCTTTGCAATATGCCTCGGCCTCGTCGTCTCTGAACTGTTCGGTATAGACATCGTGATAGTCGATACTCCTGGAACCTGTCCAGACTCGATCTACATGCCTCGAAATGGACTCGACTACGACTCGTTCAGTCTCGGAATGCTCGCCTGTTGAAAGCGTTAGCGGTTCGATTCTGATCTTGTCCATTGTCGTCTCCATTTAGATATAGTATAGAGTATTCCGACTACGTTGTCAACAGAAATCCTGTAATTCCTTCCTGGTCGTGCCACCAGACGACAGCCCAATAGTATCCATTCTTGGACGACGTGTAGACCTCTCGCCAGCTAGCGAATTCGAGCCAACGAGTTTCTTTGGTGATGATGTTCGTCTTCCGAGTCCAAAGGAAGCCCGAACGATCGCGACAATCACCTTCTTTCGCTTCTGGATTCACCCAACGCATGTCTAGCCTCCTTTGAAATCTGTCTTGTACCAACCGGTGCCTTTGAGTTCAAAGTTCCCGGCAGAGATCAAGCGATCCATTCTTTCGTCTGTGAGACCACATGAACACTTCGGCAGCGGATCGTCATAGCGCTGTAAGACCTCATAACGCTTCCCACAGACCTTACATTGAAATTCGTAGATCGGCATTACGGCTTCGGTGCACCGATGTACAAGGCGCCTGCGTATGTCCGAGCTTGATCCAAGAACTTGTGTGTATCCAGCTTCGTGATTCCCAGAGCATACAACTTGTTTTCGATGTCTAGTACGTGACCTCGACGAGTTGCCGTAGGGTCGCCACCGACAAACTGCAAGAGCGTCAGAAGAGTCTGGGCTTCGTCGACATTGATTTCCAATTTGACAGGCTTCGGAACAGGTTCTTCGATGTAAATCTTGGTGCCCGGCTTCAGGCCGCCGATGACGAAGCCGTCAGCGCATGGGTCAACGGTACCAACGAGTTTGAGTTTTTCGGTGTTCATTAGAACCTCACGTATGGGTTGCCGATTTGTACGACGTTCAGTCCCATCGAGCGCCACAAATCGGTGACCTGTGGACGATCGTCTAGGACAACCTTGACATTGTAGAACGGTTCGATGTGCTCTTCGAACAGCTCACGCTTGATGATCGAATCCTTGCGCATGTCGTCTGCTGGACGCATGAACAAGTGGAAGTCGATGCTGCCGAACACCGTGTTCAGCCAGGTCTCGGTGGCCAAGCGGCAGACGCTATCGCGACCCGAAGTGAACAGGATCTTGTGGCCACCTGCAGCCAGACCGTGGACCATGTCGACAACCGGCTCATGCGGCAGGTCTTCGATCACTCGCATCCAGTCGTATGGCTTGCGGCCATTCATCAGGGCCACGGTGCCGTCGATGTCGACGATCGCCGCCTTCGGGAGTGTCGGATCCATCACGACGAGCTTCTCGCCGAACTGTTCCTGGAACTGCTGCATCTGCTTGGCAATCACGAAAGCACCAACCGGATAGTCTCGGTTGATGTCGCGCTTGACGGCGTCTTCGAAAGAGATATCGAACACTTGGTGCTTGACGACAAAACCAGCATCTTCGAGACGCTTGGTCAGAGCCTCGCGAGTCTTGGGATTCAGGTTCGTGTCGGAGATGATAACATTGGCGCCGGCCCGGATGACCTCTTTCAGGGCAGCATCTTGCAATTCGTTGACTTCGTTCTCCCACTTCCAGTTCCAAAAATTCCACTTGAACTGTTCACCCATGTTCTTGTTGACATAGATGGCGCGGCGAAATCGATCGCGTTCGATTGTCACACATTCCTGACCGAGAGCGCGTTGTCGAGATTGTTCATTGAACGCCCAGGTAGACTTACCCGAAGCCGAAACACCAATTGTCAGAATCGCTTCCTTTGTCATCTTACAGTCCTACTTCAATGTGTTCTGATTGTACGATAATGTATATCAGATGTCAACTGGTTTTCCTCAGAAGACCCTTATCTTTTAAGGTCTTGATGAACTCAGGAGTAGCGCCCTTGACTAGGAAGTTACCCTCGGAGTTGATGATGTTGCAGCGTTCGTCACCAGCTATCAGATCGCCCTCGATCCATCCTTGGTCGAACTCAGCCAGGTGGGACAGGTGCCCACGTGTTCTGAATAGATGGGCGAGCTGAACTTTCATGCGCGTAGCATTTTCTTCTGAAAGGTTCTGATGTGGCGAATGACTGTCTTCAGGTTCGGGGTGCCTTTGTATGACGACAAACAACCATTTCTGAAGATGTATTGGTTCGCTCTGCGGCCAAAGTACTTGTCAGTGACAAAACGCACTGATAGGTGTTCGTATCCAGGAGCAAGAACGATATTGTATCCACTGAACTGTAGGTGCAAACCCGGGAAGATGTCTTTGAGAGTGACAGCCAAGCCAAGTGCACAATACTGCATGTGTCCGGCCTTTGCACCAAAGCCTTTATACACATAGGCTCCGTGGTAGTAATGATCAGGACCAAGGCCGCGCAGGGCTTCCACGAGTTTATCGAGGCGCAAGTACTGACGTTCGTTTTCGCGAGTGAACATTTCGTTCTCCTCAGTGCGTGTTGCGGATGATAGCGACGATTACCACGGTCGCCACGAGCTCTGCCAGTACCATGCAGAAGTTTCCGTCTGACACTTCCTTGCGAGTCAATCGCAGGACGAAGATGAAGATTGAGTTGAGCATGTCTTAGTCCTGGAGTGAATTGCTGAACTGGCGGATGCGCTTGATAACCGTCTTGCGCTTCGGTTTATACGACTTGAACGCACCACCGCCGAAAATGGTCCTGTATGCTTTGTCGCCGAAGTATCGATCAGCTTCGATGTCCTCGTCGCACCAGCTTCCGGTCAGATTGATCAGGACGCCGAATTGATCGAAATCGAGTTGCAGGCCCGGGAATTTCCCTTTGGTTGCCGCCGCATGACCTAGAGCGCAATGAGTCGTCCGGCACAAGTTCTTGCCACAATACGAGCCGTGATTGTATTCCTTGTCGAGAACAGAATTTTCGAGATGGTCGGCCAGTTTGTTCAAGCGTTCTTTCTTGCGAAGAGTTTCACGTTTCATTTTGATCTCTCGAGTTAGGCCGCGAGGGCCGTTGGGATGGTCGTACCCGGGGTGCCCGGATCCGGAGATTCTGGACCTGCATCCGGCGCACCGATCTTCGGACGATCGGGCTTCGGACCAACATGGACTTCGATCGCCTGGTCGCCGAAGTAGAACTTGGCAAAGCGATGACGGCCGACGTCGTAGATGTCGATGGCGTGCCCTGCTTCACGGAGGGCTTTCAGGGTCGAGTCGGTCTTGGAGAATTCACGAGCATCGTGCATGGTGCTCAGAGTCGTGCGAGCCACGACGGCATTCATCAGAACCAAGTGTTTCGTTTCGAGATTCATTTCGGTTCCTTGACTTTCGAAAGCATTGCCTTGTAGATCATGGTGCAAAGATCAGGTTGTGGTTCTCGATTGCCCTCATAGTAAATGACGAGGTTTTTCAAGAATTGATTTTGTGTGTCGTAGGCCGCCTGGAGCATCTCTTTGGTCGGTTCGATGGGTGCCAGAACATGCGTCTTCATTGCTTTTCCCAGTAGTCAATCACGGCAGCTTCTTCTGCGTCAAGAACCATCTTGACAGGATAGGGAGACAACGCGGCCGCCTGTCCAATCCGAAGAAGTGTTTCATAGTGTTCTTTGTGAACGTTGCAACGCTCACGAGTGCTTGGGTTGTACCAGCCAGGGCCTTCGGGCATCGAGTGATAGCGACCGTTGCGCCCAAGAAGCAGCGCGGCGTCGAACATGTCAATGGTGGGCTTGAAACCCCACCGAACCAGGCGCCGCTGGTTGTACTCACGAACATACCTGACCTTTGCATCATCCCACTTGGCTTCTCGGATGGCAACGATCTTCCTGAGACATTTCGCGATGCGCTCTATGAAAAAGGCATCGGTCCTGATGGTAATCTTGGCCACTAAGAACTCCTCTTATCGTACATGAATGATATAATGAATCTCATCCAATGTCAAGTGTGATGTGTGCGCAATTCGCGCTTATCCATGTATCGCTTGACATCTTCGAAGCTCCATGGAGTGAGATCGTGACCGTCGGCGCTGACATCCAGTATCTTGCCCGGAATGCCGTGCGGCTTGCCGTGCAGGTGACCATGCAGGTGCCAAGAGTTTCGGTGTATCTGGTGCCACTCCCAGATCGGGAAATGACACATCACGATCAGCTGACCATTGATCACACGCTCGTGATAGGTGAGATGCACTTCCTTGAAGAGTTCAAAGAACTTCGGGTTGCGTAGCATCTTGTTGTCGTGATTGCCTGTCACCAAGATCTTCGTGCCATTGAGACGCTGGTAGATTCCCATCGTCTTCTCAACATTGCCACCCATCGCAATATCACCGATGACATACACGAGGTCGGAATAGCCAACCACTCGGTTCCACTGTGTGATCATTGTCTGATCGACGGCTTCGACCGTGCCGAGGCTTTCGCGACCCGGGTAGTACTTCATGATGTTCGCATGACCAAAGTGCTGGTCAGATGTGAACCAAATTCGTGGGCTTGTCACTTCGAGTTCCTTATGATGTTTTCGACATGGTCAAAAGCGACGTCGAGTTCATTCCTCGGAAAAGATTTCCTCTTCAGTTTCCGCAACCAATTCCAGACGCGCTTCCACCAACGGCGTTCGACGTATCTGATTTTGAATATCTGGGTCGTCTCTGCTGTCATTGGCTGGACACTGAGTAGCTGTTCGGCTATCAGATTGGGCGCATTGTAAGCGTGAGACACTAGAAGAGCGGCCTGCCCTTGTAGTGTCTCACTCAGTCTGGATACAAGGCGATCTCGGAAGATGATGCTTCGAAGTCGGCTCTTTGCTATGATTGCGGTATGCTTTTCCATTCACAGATGATATAATGTTTCATGAATGGAGTCAAGCGATTTCAGTCGGATTTGGTGGCCTTTTCGACATTCTTCACCACATTCTTGAGTGCCGTGGCCGTGTATGGTTCACGACGATCATTCATGGCGCCACCCATCGTGATTGCGTCTGCCACCAATGCCACTGGCGTTGCGACAACCACACCCACGACTGCCTTGGTCAAGCTCTTGAAAAGTCCCATCTCTTTCTCCTACGATTGAAGTGCTTCGACCACGTACCCGAACAGCTTTTCCGGTGACAGCTGGAAGCGATCGAAGTCATAGTGGAATACTGTGCCTTGCTTGCAAACGCTGTTCGCGTGAAGCTTGGTCTCTTCGACTTTCTGCATGAGCGTTACGACGATGCCGTTGCAGGGTGTGTGGTGGTATTCCATCGCCGGCATGTAGTACTCTTCACCAGGTTCATAGTACTCGATCTCTCGCATCGTGACATTGACATCGGCAACCGGATAGCTAAGACGTCCACCCTTGTCCGACCGTGGACCGTTGTGGCTGATGAGAACATGTGTCCCTGTACCAGGCTTCACGATCTCGAGATCACAGCGCTGATTGACTTGTGTGCCCTTCAGAACTCTGGAATTGAAACTGAATCGGTGATTATGGACGGCCGAGTCGAGATAGCAATCACGCCGAGGTAGATCAGGGTGCCAGACATGCATCCGCTGGTTGCCGCCAAGGACGAGCTGGATGAACCCAAGTCCGTGGAGGCTGATCGTTTCTTTGGTCGGCGTGAAATCTTTCATGTATGGAATCTCCAGTAGTAGATCTGGTTGAGCAGTTCGAGATCGACGTCGACGAATTCAGACTTGTCGCTTTCCCATGATGTGTCTTCTCGCACATGGGTCAGAGTATCTCTCAGGCGAGCGATGTCACCGATGTATTGATGACCACGCTTCAGTCCTCGTAGATCTTTCGTCTCGAAGTACATTCCCCAGCGAGAACCCCAACACAGTTTCTTGTCCAACTCAACGAAATTCTCGAGTTCTTTGTCGACTTCTTCGAATGTTGGAATCCAATCGGGATCGAAGAAAAGCTTCGTCCACCACGACATCTTGTCATTCTTCTTGGCAGCTTCTACCATCCTATCGGCTGCCAGAACTTTCAGTCTTGCCTTCTCTAGGGAAACGAAAAGCGCACGACGAGCGAGTGCAATGTCAGTAATCTTGCGTAGATAGTTGAGCTTGAGTCCAATGGTTCCGGATGACATAATGAATCCTCAGATTTTGAATGCGACGAACAGAGCCGCAATCGCTTGGTTGATGTCTGCCTGTGGGGCCTTCAGGATCCAATCTCTCGAAAGAGTCTGCTTCATTCTCTGGCAGACCAGACCGAGAGCCTTGCCTTCTTGGCCAGTGATCTCGCGGACGATGTCGCCGTTGAACTTCGTCTTGAAGTGTTGATCCTCGGTGTGCTTGTTGAAAGCTGTCTGGAATTCGTCTCGTGCCTTGGGCCAACGAACGAATGCTTCCTTTAGACGACGACCTTGATAGTCCTTGTCGGATTCATGGTAGTCGAGTAGGTTGTAGCGAGTCGACAGCCAATCGAGAAACATATTGTATGTCTTTCGCTTGGCATCACGAACTCTTGAACGATGATTTCGGTGCTCGAGCGGGAATGCGCTGTATTCAAAGCGAGAGCAACTACGAACCCATTCGAACATCTCGTCGAATGTCGCGAATCCCTCGATCGGAACACGACCGAAGCCTAGGAAATTGGTGGCCTCGTCATAATCATTGGTGAGCTTGATGTCTTGGACCAACAGGTCGCCGTCTCGGTAGGTCCACCAGAGACCATCGTGACCGAACTTGAAGCCTTGACGGTGAGCAATGCGACCGATCAGGTTGCCAAGGTCGTTGTATGAGAAGTAGCCGATCGCGAAATTGAGTGTATCGCTATCGAAGTGTTTGATGAAGTCGAACTGACATTTGACGCCTGCACAGTCGACCAGCGCATGCCAGGACTGGTTGTCCTTTTCGATGGGAGCAAGAACCTTCTCTTTGGCGAGGAACGCGTTCACCACTTCAGCGAACTGATCAGGACCCGACGCATCGACGAGGATGTCAACGTCGCCGAACGATTCCTTCTCGTCAACAGAAGCCGGAATGTATGCCCACGGATTCCAGTGGACACCAGCGACGATGACCTCGTAGAGATCCGCTGGGATGCGTTCTGCCTCTTTGAATAGGTTACCGCCCATTTATGCTTCCTTGGCCTTTTCGAGGAACTTGATATGTCGCATGATCCAGCGCATGAAGTACAAGGCTCGGTCTTCGTTCTTGAAGAACGCCTCACCTGTGTCTTCGATGGGAACAGGGAAATTGAAGCCGCACTCGGTGGCATACCAGAGTTCACCCTTCCTGTAGTACTGGAAGATGACCTTCTTGCCATCGGCGACCATATCTTTCAACTTGTTCATATCAGCCACAGATCCTTCTTGCTTTGTTCAGTGCTTCGGGTTGTGCGGCCTTCAGTTCATCGCCAAGCCACCACATCGAAATCGGAAGACTCTTGAATCGCTTCTCGACGTACCTTTGTTCCATGACGCCGACGAACTCACCCGATGTCGTCGAATCTTTCAAGAAATCTTGTGCTTCGGAGAGAGTGAAGAAGACCTGTTTCGCGCCTTTCTTCGTCTGGAAAATCCACGCACGCTGGTCAAACTGATTCATTTGATTCCTTGGTTTGATTTATTGTACGACGCCTTGACTCGGATGTCAACTCAAACCAATGCTCTGTCTGTTCGGCTTCGTTCAACAAGCCTGGCACCAGCAATTCAAGTTCGAGGCAGTGTTTGTGGAGTTCTCGGTATTCGTAGTCCGTGAAGCCAAGATCGTTGATGATATGGACCAACTCGTGGACGACCCCTTTGTCGCCGAATGCTAGGTCGACGCCCTTGGGATCAGCTTTGGTGGCCTGGTAACCCACCCACATGGCAGTGTGTAAGAGTTCTTTCAGGGTCGACACGGGTGCGCCGAGATGCAATTCCTTGATGGTCTTCGAAGGAAGCGGCCAACCCCTCTCTGGATAGACATCAGACGCGAACATCTGGCGTTCGCCGAGGCCGCGCTTGTTCACGACATCGGCGAGTGTCTCGGCGGTGGCATAGCAACCAGAGCCATAATTCTGCCCATCGAGCGGCTCGTTATACTCGGTCGAATACCATCTCACTGAGGCCATCCAAGGTCCTTCATCTTCTTCTTGTAGTCGTCTGGACCACATGCGACGATCACGCGGAAGAAGCCCATCCACAGATAGTCGATGACCTGGTTGAATTTGTCAAGCATATTACACCTCGAAGTCGAAGGGTTGATACGGTGGAAGGAAAGACGGACGCTCGTTCGGATAACCACGAGCATTGCACATCACGCGACACTGTTCGATCATGTAATCGAACTTGTAGTGGATGTGACCGTGGACCCAAGCCTTGATGTTCTTGCGGTTGGCGACCCAGTCATACAACTCGGTTGCATATCCTGCATTGCGGTGGTCAGACTTGAAATCTGGGTGAATGCTCTGGAAGCTCGGCGCGTGATGTGTCATCACCACGAAGTCAGTGTCGGCATTCTTATTCAGTATCTCGTCCAAGATATACTTGGACTTCTGGTGCCTGCTATTCGTGTCGTGAGTCCTGAGTCGCGAATAGTTCCTCGCGGCCACACGAATCTGCTTGTAGTCGTTCAGACCGCCTTCGACGTGCAAGGCAGACAGTGGGTTGCTCAGGTCAGACCAGAAGGTCGAACCGAACACGATGACACTGTCGAGATGGAAGAATGCATCTTCCATGAAGCAGATGTTCCGATGACCACTGATCGCAGCACTAACGTGCTTGTGTGTCTTGTCGATGGCGCCACGGTAATGTTCATGGTTGCCAGCGATGACAAGGACCTGATCGGCCATCTGGGATACCTTCTCCCAGAAACCTTTCTGCTTGCACAGGTGCGCCTCTTCGGCGAGGTCACCAGCCAAGAGCAAGACATCACCACGCCAGTCAAAGAACTCGGGGTTCAATGGCTTGAAGTCCATGTGGAGGTCGGATGCTAGACCGAATTTGATGCTCATGTCAGTAGATGTCTTCAGAGAAGAGTTCGTTGGTGGGGTGACACTTCTTCTTGATATCCAATATCTGTCCAGCCGCCAGAGCCACTTCAAGTGCTTCTTTCCGATCCATGAACACACCATGCTGGTCGATGAAGCCTTGTTCAGGGCATTCACGATTGCTGATGACACCGACGAACCTGTACTTCTCGATCTGACGATGCATCGTCATGTCATAATGTCTGGGTCCGACGACAATGACCTTTTCAAACCGATTGGCAGCACAGACGACGCGCCTCATGCTGGGTACAGGTCTTGGCAGTACAAGAGGACGTTCAAACGATCTTCAAGATACGAGACCTGCTCACTATCCTCGTTGAAACCGTCTGCTCGAAGTTGCTCCAGTTGCCACCGGATACTTTCGATCTCTTTGTTTTGCTGCTCACTGCGATTCATATCTGACACCTCTCTACGTCTTGACATAGTATAATGTCTGACGAGTGGAGTCAAGTAAAATGTCAGATCGCCATCACGATGACGTCTGGTCTGATTCCCAAGAGTCTTGCTGCCATGAGCCGTGCATTGCCGGCGACCAAGGTGTACTTGCTGTCTTTCTTCATGACGATCGGTGCACGACAGACGCCAGAGACGATCTCTTTGATCACCTCGTAGATGTCACGCGCACCAGAATCACCAGAATTCGTGGTGATGAACTTCTCGATATCCTTCATCGTCTTGACTTTGAAGGAATCGGTGTTCTCGAGGCGGCGCCAGAAAGCATCGGAGAGTTTCATGAACTTGCCGTTTCGATAGGCCGACTTCAGTTTCTCGAAGTTCCGAGTCCACTCTTTGTGGTCCGAACTCTTGGTCAGTTCGGTAGCAACGAGCTGGAACTCTTCCTCCTCGTTAACAAAAGAGTCCTTCTTCCAGTTCACAATCATTTGACTTCCACCAACTGGTATTCGAAGATCTTTGGATTGGCATCTGGACGGAATTTCTTTAGGATTGCCAATTCAGCATCCATCACCTTGCGATCGGTGAATAGATATTGTACATCATTGTATCGAACGACGAAGCTCGAATTCCAAGGAACTTTGACTTCGGGTTCCTCCCAGCTCTTGGTGCGTCGCCTATTTCTCAGATCTTGTATGTGTTCTTTGAGACAGGTTCGGAACTCGTTGATGTCCTTTCCACAGTGACACGCAATGTTATCGAAGAGATCGGGTGATCCTTGTCCATAGCTCTCTTCGAAAGCAGCAATGACTTCTGGTTCCGAAATTACACCACCACCCGTTTCACGCGAGTTGGATATGGCCGACAGTACGCCGAGCGTCAGTTTTCTCGACTTGTATGCCCAGTGAATTGCACAGCCAGCAGTCACATCGCGCTTGCTGAACATTCCGCCATTGAAAGAAGACGGGATGATCTGATCTAAGAATTTCAGCAACGATTCGCAGTTGTTGATTTGTGTTGTGAGATCACTCATTTGCATATCCCAAGGTCGACGCTACGGTCGGCAGCGTATGATGCAGCGAATGCCAGAGGCTTCAACTCAGGAGTGACCTGAGTCATTGCCTTGATGTATCCAACGGCGGCTTCTTTCGCGACACTTGAACCAGCTGTCTTGCGAGGGTTGACGTCCAAGTGGATCGAGACTTCGAAGTCATAGAAGACGTCCTTGAAGCGAGCGTGCAGGTCAGCCACGGCAGATGCTTCGGCCATCATTCTCTGGAAGGGCTTGCTTGAGTCCTTGTCGATGTCAGGAATTGTAGTCGACTCGGCAAAGATCTTGCAACCCTTGCAACCTTCGATGTGCACGACGATGACCGTGACGATCTTTGCGAACCATCTTCCGTTCTGCTTGAATCGCTCCGAGTCTGCACCAAAGTAAATCTTGGTCTCAGGACTCATATTGATCATGAAGTCACGTAACTCTTGTTCGTCAATCTTCTTCATGGTTTTAGCAACCTGAGTTTTGCCAGAGGATGGATTCGTCGGTGCACGAATCGGACTGGTACCATTCTTCGATGCAGTCTGAAGCTTCCCACTGTGGATCTTCTTTCGGGAGGCCGAGAACCTCAACATCACCGGCCTGTGCAGCTTCGGCCAGGCCTTCAACGATAGCATCAAGTTTGGCTTTCTTGTTCATCGTTCTGTCCCACTGGTTAACGTAACCAGATTGTACGATAATGTTACTCAGATGTCAAGCACCTTAGCAGCTTGACGGTTTCCAGAATTGTACCTTTGAACGGGTTGACAGTTCCAGATCGGCCCAGGACGCAATGTCTTCCAAGACGTCCAAGAGCTCTTCGTTCTCCTCGGTCTCCGCGCTCACGTCGAGGTCCTTCGTCTGCTCTTTCAACTCGCGGACGATGTCGTTCTTCTGGACTTGAAGTGCCCGAAGTTGATCGGCGATCAGGTGAAGCCTTTCAAGTTTCTCGCTCATGTTCTGCTCCTTAGCAGGTCGACGGTTCCCAGAACTGCTCGCCGTCCCATTCCATGCCGATGTCGTAGGCGAGGTCTTGGAGGCGATCTTGCAGCTCCTCGGTGATTTCGACGCCTTGGAGTGCGTCGTTGATCTCGTCGATAGCCTTGCCTCTCTGTGTATCGAGAGCCGAAATCTTCTCGACGATGGCTTCGAGCTGCTTGATCTTGTCGAGCTCTTCGATCGGCTGGTCAGTGACACTCATGTTCAATTCTCCTAGGTCCAGAGGTATTCACGTAGTTCGATGATTTCTTTGAGAAAATACGAATCTTTCTCGGTGAGAACAGCTTCTTGCTCGACCAATTCCTTCGGTGAAAGAGTTGGGTCGTCCCACAATGCCTTACGAGAGACCGCCCAGAAGTAGGCTTTGTTCAGTCTCTGGTAGATGTCGCGGAATTTTGCACGTCGCTCATCACTGAGACGATTGTCAGGATCGATATACTGAAGACGGAGGGACTCTTCGCCGTCCTCAGCTTCCCAGAAGTTGACCAGGCACGCAAAGACAAGATCCTCGATGAGTCCATCCTTGTCTTGCCAGGTCTTGGGAATCTGCTTCGTCAACCACTTCTGACGTGGCCAGATGCGACACGAAATCTGTTCGTACCAGAACTTCCTGAGTGAGTGCATATTGAAGCTCTTATTCATACAACGATGATATAGTGTTACGTGGAAGAAGTCAAGTGTTTCTATGCAGAACGCCCACACTTTGGTACCAAGAGGACTTCCATGGCCGGATAGCGCTTGCCTTGTGCATTGGCTTCACCTGTTGCCACGACGACCATTGTATAGTGATCGCATTGATTGTCACCGTTGATGGTGAAGTGATCGGTGGTAGCGAGAACTGTGCTCGATACTCCAAGGACGAAACCTAGAACGACGCCGACGAACGACAGCTTCATATCACTTCTCCTCAATGTCAATTGGAGCTCCGTGTAGGAATCGAACCTACGCCAAGTGCTTACGAAACACCTGTACTACCACTATACTAACAGAGCGTCTAGTATTTAGAGTGCCGCCCTTTCACGAATCTTGTCAAGTGTCGTGAAATTGGTCCTCACTGTCCCGGCATATGAACTGAACATCACTTCGGTTGCAGAGATCCAACCACCGAGTCGTAGATCAGCACCCAACTCGACACGCACGGTCACGAACTCCTTCGTCTCCTTGTGGCGCAGGAGAACCTGGCGTCCGCGCTTGGAAGCCTTGCCCTTGTCGGTGATCGGATCCTTGAATACTGCACGCCATTCACCGTCGATCTCGATCGCGTTGCACTTCATTGCGAACTTGAATGTGTCGCGGTCGCACTTCTGGAGCAGACCACCACCCATGCCGAAGCCGATGTTTTCGGTACTGTTCTTTGCGGCGATTAGTTTGTCGAGAATGTTCTTGACGTCGTGCATGTCGATGCCGTCGCCCTGGATGACACGAACATGATCTGGGAGAACCGCGAAGCCCTTCTCGTTGACTTTGCCTTCCTTCCTCAAGCGCCGCAGCAAAGTGTCCACGACCAGAACCGGCATGTCAACCGGATGACCAGAGTCGGGACGCAGGACGACCGTTGCACCGGCTTCCTTGACTTGATCGGTCAGGCTCTTCTGGCCCCGTTGCGGCAGTGTCCAGAGGTCTATGGCGTTCAATGTGTCGTAACTGTCAATGACACACGCGAAAATGGCGCCCTTCTTGGCATACTGCTTCACCATGTTCGCGTAGGCTTCGTATTCGTAATCCTGACCCCACGAGGTCATCGTGCTATGCTCGGAAGCACTGATCGAATATGCACAGACATCTGCGTCATAGAACTCAATCGCATGTTCGATGCCAGCGACGGTGTCGGTCCCGAGGAAGTTCACGAGATGCGCAAAGCCACCACGTGCAGCCGATTCGGTGCTCGAGACGCCTCGGTAGCCGAAGTCATGCAACTTGAACGGAAGGACGACATCTGGAATGTCTGAGCTCACATCGAGGCCAGCCTTGATGATCTTCTTGATCTCGCGGCTCACAGTTCCGACTGTGCTCGGATACCAGACGTAACGCAAGATGTCCGTCTCGACATAGCTGGTCAACCAAGGCAAGCGCTCGTCCAGAGTGTGAACTTGTACAAGCATATTTCCAAGTGGAACAACCGTGCCCTCTGGTACTGCAGTGATCTTGATCGGAAGAAATCCGCCATGATCTCGAACGATGGTCGTCCAACCTTCGACATTGAATGGAACTCCGTGTTTGGAACAGAATGTTTCGGCTTCACGTACATCGGCCATGGTGACCGGCTTCATGAGACGGTCTTTGATGTAACTCTGAAGTCCAAGGAAGACGAGCTCCTTGACGTTCGGTAACTTGGTTCCACGGGCCTCGATGTAACTCGAGACGTCTGTCGTTCCCGGTGGATACTGCATGAAATGGGAGAACTTGTAACTGTCAGTGCTGAGAATCTGGTTCATAGGAAACTCCTTCCTGTGATGTTTATCGATTGCCGTAGTTTTCCCACGCGCGGTCGTCTGGCAAATTCGCCGCCCACTCTTCTAGATCGTGTATGTAATATGCACGTTCATCTTCCGTCGCACGGTGATCCCATGTGTTAGGATTCTTGGGAATGTCCTTCAAGTGTTTCTTCCGAGCATGATCTCGGTAGATCTTTTCTTCGTCGTCTGATGTTGCCATTCCCATCGGAACACTCCTTACTTGTACGGCATCAGTTCTGAATAACGCATTACTGGGATTGTGTTTGGCTTTGCGAAGCTGAGTGACCAGGTCTCATCGCCACGGAGAAAACCAGCTTCGGCAACGATCTCTTTGGCCACGTCTTCACTGCCAACATAGCCGACCATCTTGTATCCGAAGTCGTTCCTGTTCTCCAGAGGATCGCACCAAGCCTTTTCCATCAGATAGATTTTCATAGTTTTCCCAGCATCACGTTGATGATATCGTTGTGGTCAGAAAAGATCTTGCGTGGATCCAGTTCACCCAACGAGATCCAGGCGGCTTCGGCTGCGTCATCTCCACCGACGACTTTCGGAAAGTCCTTCTCGTCGTTGAGTTTGATCAGATGCGCATGGGTGATGATACGACCGCGGTCTTCCGACGAGACACCGCCGGCCCGATCGAACACTGTGACATTGGTGATGCAGCGCTTCAAGACTTCTGGTTGCAAGTGAATGTTGGTCTCTTCGATCAGTTCCCTGATGCAGCAGTCTTCGATCGATTCAGTTTGATCGATGAATCCACCCGGGAGCGCCCATTGACCAGCACCGGGGTTGTCTTTCCGGCGGATCATGAGAATATGACCGGACTGAATGACAACGGCATCGGTCGTCACGAACACCGGAGGGAATGGTGCTGTTGACCACGACTGTCGATACTTGCGAATGAACTCTCGCTCGACTCGCATGCCATCGAGGATGGACGGATCCAAGGTATCTAGATAGTGAATGTGATCACGGACTTCTCGTGACAGGACGCCGACCGTGTAGCCGAGTTGCTTGTTGAAGATGAAGTCACGGATGACTGTGGCATCGAGGCAACGCTGGTGCTGTCCATCGAACTCTTCGAAGCCAGTGTCGACGAAGTCCCACATCGGGAACTTCTTGAGATAGAAACTCGACGCATCTTTCTCGTGTCCGATGAGAATGATCTTCGGCTTGTTTCCACCGACGCCGAGATATTCGGCCGTCGAGCTCACGAGGTTATGGACTTCAGACAGCCATTCGTGGTCGCGGTAACGGAAGTCCTGGAGACGACGGATAATGACACGCGGCTCGCAGTCAGGTGCAGAAGCACAGTCGGCCGGGAGCGAACGCATGAGCATCTGCTTGCGTTCCTCGTAGGTCCAAGGGTTCTTAATTGTTCGAGGACCACCTGTGTCACCCATCAGAACCAACACGTGGTTGGCGTGAGTCATACCCTGCTTGATCGCATGAACATGACCGAGGTGAAGTGGTTGAAAACGGCCGATGAATACGGCCAAGTCTGCATATTGTTTCATTGGAAACTCCTTCCTATGAATTCAAAGCGAATGGTAGATTGATATTGTGTTTTGTTATGTGTTCGATTTCGATCTTCGAGGCTGACAACTTCGATGGGATTTCTTCGTTAGCTACAGTGACATGCGAATCGGGTGAGCGATAGCAGACGTCAGATTGGATCAACCTTCTTTCTTTACCGTTCCAGATCGCAGCCGTGCCGTTACCTAGGAAAATCAGTCTATCAGAGGAAGTGAATATTCCTTTTCGGAGGCCTTATAGACTTTCATCTGATTCACAGGAAACTCCTTCCGTTGAATACTCATATTTAGATTTCGTGGCATTGAGAGCCTAGTTCATATGGTACGATGAATCCTAGCTGATGTCAAGTTCTACCTCTTCTCCACCCCGATGGAATTTCACCAGCACATTTCTTACTAATCAATCCGTCGGTGATCCAGAATGAACCATATTGAGAATTTAGATTTCCAACCTGTTTTCCTTGACGTGCGATCTTTATCTTGGCTTTGGTTTCTGTTGAAAGCGGAATTCCACGTCGAGCTTGATTTGTCTTCCTGAGAGTTTCTGCCATCTTCTCCCGAGAACGACGAGATCTATATTCGGCGAATCTTTCTCTGACTGTCTCATCTGTTTCATACAGTATCTTGTATTTGACACTACTCGCTAGGCCAGCACGTTCTTTCCATTCTGAAGATCGAGGATCTTTGTTAATGAAATCGAACCCACCATTTCCACCGCGTCTGAGATTGTACGTATCATCTCTTGCAAGGAACTCATCTGTCACCACTTCTTTCTCGCGCTCGTACATCTTAGCAGCGTCTTCAAAGTGTTCGAGAATTTCCTTTTGGAAATTTTCCACACCGTGCTTTTCTATGGCGCGGACGATGACCTTCCCAGAACCCATGTACCCGTCGTCTAAACGACTTGTTTTATGGACTCCGACGTAGATCTTTCCGTTCACCTTGTTGGTGATTCGATACAGATAATAGTTCATATCTGTATTTATAATCTGCGTCCATATCCGGGATCGAACCGGATTTCCCTGATTGAGAGTCAGGCGTCCTAACCATGTAGACGATACGGACAAATTTGGTGGGTCTCGAGAGATTCGAACTCTCACTGTGTGGGGATTAAGGCCACCGCCTCTGCCAATTGGGCTAGAGACCCATACTGTTTGGATGTGTATGATTTTCGTTTTGATTTGCTGAATTTCACAACCCAACGCGTCTGACCATCTTTTCCTCTATATGGTCCGCTACCCCGGCATATCTATGAGATCACGAAACTTCTTCGTGAGATTCTCGTGGAGCTTGTGTTTCAACTTCAAGTGGTTGTCGAGTGTGGATAGGTCATCATCCTTGAAATGACCATGAGCCGGCGCTTCGTTCTTCGCTGCCAGGCTTTCCTCGTGAGCTTTCTGTGCATGCCAATTGTGGACATTCAGGATGTGATCGTGATCTTTCTCCGACATATGGTGAAGGACGTGTTCAGCATCCTCGTGTTCATGATGTTTCTTCGAGCGGGCCCATTCATTGGCCTCTCGATGATCTTTGAAATCCACATGAACGTCGCCGTTCGGGAAGTGCGTCACATCGCCAACATGCGTCGGATGACCATCCTTGATCGAGTGAATCTTCGATGTTCTGATTCCGGAAACGTGTCGTTGATATTGCTTGAAGGACGCTTCAGAGTCTTTCGTCTCCTTGTGATCCTTGGCATTCATTGCTGGAGCCAGAGCTTCACCTTCCGGCTTGAGCTTTGACGGCTTTCCTCTGTCGACAGTCACTGTATACTGTGGAAGTGGCACACTAGACTTTCTGAGAAAGACACCTGACATTTTGAATTCCGATATTCTGTATCAGATATTTAATTGGTCGCCCCGATGGGATTCGAACCCACAATTCGTGGACTTAGGAGGTCAACTGTCTTCCATAGCCGGGGCAATGAATCTTATCTGTAACGAGTGAAGCCGTCCTCGACATAGTCCTCACATTCAATCGACGGATGCACGCGCTCACTGTTCAGTTTGCGATGCTGTCCTTCATCGAAGAGGACATCGTATGAAACCTTGCTCTTTGTGAAATGCACGGCAGTCACTTGACCGGGTTTGCCTCCGTCGAGACGACCAGCAAGCACACGACAATCGATTTGAAACCTTGAAGGTAAATTCATTTTCTACTCCTCGCGTTATGTCTTCCTATTCTTCAGCCGGGAAGCTAGAGTGACGGCTTTCTGGTGGTCTAGGTCGGACTCGAACCGACAAGCAAATGGCTCTCGACCATTCGGGTATACCAATTCCCATCCACTAGACCATTGAAACTTCGGAAGCTAAAGGAATTCAACCCTCGACCCTACCTAGGTGTCGGCCTGGTTTTCAAGACCAGTTTGTGCGCAGCACGCTAGCTTCCATATCTTGTGGTACCGAACAAGGGACTCGAACCCTTACGCCTTGCGGCAGCGGCTTTTGAGGCCGCCGCGTCTACCAGTTCCGCCAGCTCGGCACATCTATATCTATGACCAGTATCTCA